TATTGTACGTTATGCTTGGCATACAGATAAGTATGTATCTTTTTTGAAAAAACTTCAATGTATGAAATTATTGATTCGCATTCCTCCCACACCACGAGGGTGTGGGTTTCCTGCTCATGCAAATGAAGATTGGTATGCAATGCATTCTCCACAATTTCTCAACAAAAAGGTGAGAATCATTACAAGAGAAATGTGGCTGGAGTACTGAAAGAATAACACATGTTAGTAATCCAGTAAACAGATTGATTGCCGTGCAATGATTATTATAATTTGTTGACAGTGCAACAAACATCAGGTATAACAAGAACATGACAAACCAAACTGATTTCAATGACAATCCTCGTGAATGCAATGACAACGTTGGAACCATGTGGTGTTGGCATCGCAGGTATTCTCTTGGAGACAATGATTCCAGCAAGTACAATCATTCTGATTTTTCTGGATGGGAAGAAATGAAGAAGGAGATTATGCATCGGGAGAAGGCAATTGCTATTCTGCCGTTGTATCTTCATGATCATGGTAATATTACCATGAGGACCACATCATTTAATGATGCTTTTGATTCTGGGCAGGTAGGTTTTATTTTCTTTCGCCGCAATAGGATTGAAGAACTCGGATATAATCGTGCCACCAAGAAGGCCATTGAGGCAGCTTGTGAGCTCCTTCGTGGAGAGGTAGAGGATTATGACCGCTATCTCCGTGGTGATGAAGAAGAAGAAGAATATGTCCAGTAAAAAACCACTGGAAGTCGGTAAGTTATATCAAACAAAAATAAAAATTAGTTTTTATAGCGATATTTCAAATAGTTTTGTGTGGTTAAAAAACTTGGAATCCATGACAGTGATCATGATTTTGGAAAATGGTTGTTTTGATAGATTTAACAAAATCATTACAGAAGATGGGCAAGTAGGCTACATTGATTCCACCTTTCATTACGAAGATGGAGGAACAGTGGAAAAAGTCATTTGACAAATGTTCAGTGATAGTGTATAGTCTTTCTATGACTGAGAAGTACCTATTCGGATCAGCATTGACCAAGAAATATTTTCCAGAGTATCGTACTCCGAACGATATTGATTGGGTTGTCTTTGATAAAGACAAAGAAAAAGATTCTGTAACCGCAGTAGAAGAGTATTATTATCTTCCTGTTGCTCCTCATAGAGAAATGACTCCTGACGAACTTTACACTGTGAAAGTTTCTCATGCAATTTATGATATTCATTGGAAAAAGACGATGTCTGATATTCGTTTTTTCCAAATCAAAGGTTGCAAAATTGATCGGTCATATCTAAAAGACCTCCGAGAATTCTGGAAAACTGTTCATGGAGAGCAGCGTCGAACAAATTTTGATATTGATCCTGATAAGTTTTTCACAGATAAAGTAAAACGGGAAATTCCGCATGATGAACTTCATGTAATGCTTCATAATCCACCATCTTATCTTAAAATGGTGGAAGGAATTAATCCGGTAGAAAACAAATTCTTTAATGAGCTCTCCGAACAAGAGCGTGTTGATATTTGTTTTGAAGAAGCTTTTGTTATTGCTTTGGAGCGATTCAATACAGAGCGGTTTGAAAAAAGAACAGCCTATTGCATTGCACAACAATCTCTGGTAACAAGGATTCATCCAGTTTGGATCGCAGACTATGTGATTGAGAATTGGAATAAAGCATTTTGGAATGCAAGTAACTCACAGCACTGGAATCAGTACGTAACCCTAAGAAAGAAATAACCAACATGACTATCTCTAAAGAACAAATTCTCGTCAAAATTCAAGAAAAAGATTTTGATTTTTTTGATCAGTATGGTGACAACCAGAAACAGCTTCGAGAATCTGGTGTTTCATTTCCTTATCGTCTCAATATGGGTGACGGCAATGAAATCACAGAAGTTTGCTATTTCCCAGAACATGATCTTCATGTTATGATGACAGGTTGTTATAGCTCATGGGATTCAACCCAATGGGATGAAATTGGACTAGCAAGTCCGTTTACCTTCACCGAAACACGCTTTAAATTTAAAGAATAATAGGAGTTTATAATGGAAATCACACTAGATCTAGTAAAAGAAAAAATCGCTGCTAGCTCATACAAGTTTTTTGATTTTGATTATTGGGATGAATACGGAGAAGCATCAGAAGATCCATTTAAAGATGGTCAAATGGTATATGTCCATTCGGATAATGATGGTGATGGCCGTCATGCAACAAAAACTGTCTATTTACCGAAACTGGATGTGTATATTACGCTAGAAGGCTGGTATAGTTCCTACGAAGGTGCAAATTACAATAAAATTGGATTCTCGAAACCTTACGAATACAAAGAAACTCGTTATCAAATTCTATAATCTGACTATCGGAGACAAATAAATGACAATCAAATTGGCATCAAAAGAAGAAATTCTTGAACACGTTGAAATGAATAATTGTTCTTGGTTTGAAAATAAAGAATATATTTCTAAATCATCTCTTCCACGCCTAGAGTATAATTCACCAGAATATATTCGGAGGTATGTTGATCGAATTTTTACTGAAGAAGAAGAGGCTGAAAACGAAGTTTATGCTTCAGCTTATGTTATTGATGATTATAATGAAGGGGATGGTAATACAGCCCAACAAACTCATTACTTCAAGCCATATGATCTTTACGTTTCCCTTTATGGAGTTTATAGTTCTTGGGATCGAACAATATACGATAACGTCTATGTAACAACACCATACCAACACACAGAAACCCGTTATAGATAATCGTTTTCCTACTGTTCATTGCCATGAGCAACAGGAGAAAAAATCGTTTGACTAACATTGAGTCATAGTGTATAGTCTGTCCATGACGCAGTTCAATAAGTATCTGGATATGGCTATTTCATTTGCTCGTGAGCATCAGCATGATAATTCGCTTCCGGCATTTGTTACTTCGATTATTGTGTCAGGAGGATCAGTATTGAGTGTTGGGTTTAATTCCAGATCCAATACTGGTCTTCAGCGTCGTTATATGCAGAATCCTCATTGCAACAGTATTCATGCTGAAGTTGATGCAATTCTTAATGTTCGCAAGAAGATTGACTTGACCAATTCCAAGATTTATACTGTTCGCCGGTTGCGATCAGATACCATGGAAAATCCCAATATTGGTTGTGCAAAGAACTGCCCAATGTGTTCCGCTATTATTTATGCTTACGGTATCAAGCGATCTTATTATACCATTGACAATCACAACTTTGGGGTCATGAAGGTGGTTGATCCAAGGAATAATCATCAGTGAATAAGATTGATCCAAATTTTTTCCAAGTAGGAAAACTTTACGAGTGGAAAAGGAAAAATTCTTTCTATTTCCATTTATATGACATCAATAATGATAAAATTAATTACAGCGACTGTAAAGCTAATTTAGTTCCAGGAGAAATTGTTTTTATCCTGGAGGTGCTCCCAAAATCAGAAATTGTTTCTGTAAGAATGATGACATCTACAGGAATAATTGCTTGGGGTCAATTCTATCATATACACACTGAATCATATTGGCAAAAGCTATGAGTACTTCTGATTTTTTCCAAGTAGGAAAGCTATATCAATGTAATTTGCAAGATCTTGGTCTTTATCTGGACAAAGAACACAGCACCCATATTGGTTGTTTAAGCAGAGGATCAACCATTATGGTTATAGAAATCAATGATAACAACAACATTAAAATTTTGTCAAATGATAAGGTTGGATGGTTTTTTTGTCCGCAATGGGGATATGAAAAATATTTCAAACAAATCGGTGAATCAACGGATATCTAATCAGAAAAAGGTTTGACATCTCCAGCAAGAAAGTGTAGAGTAATCACATGAGCAAGACGAACAAGGGTTTGAGCGGGCACAGTGTTCGTAATCCTCTGGCTATTGCGGCATTTAGTCGTAATGGTGGAGGATACATGAAGGATCGCCGTGAAGAGCGTCAAGGTGCTCGGAATGATTTCCGTGATTTGATTGCCAAGTATGGCGATGACGATGATCAGCACGAGGATGATTGGGCTGATGAATACGGTTGTGAGGACTGAAAGAGTTTAGGAAAAAGAAAAAAGGTTTGACTTCTGAGGCAACAAAGGCTATAACTGGATTCAAGAAAGGTTCAAGAAAAACAAAACAATGACTACCACTACTGACACCACTATTCCCGTCGTTTCCACCCTTACCACTGTTACGGAGGATGTAGTTGCAACGGCAACTCCTGCTATGCCGGTTCCACGTGTTCGTGGAGCGGTTTCTGCAAGTGCTGCCAAGGTTGAGGCTCCCAAGGTATTCAAGCTTGGTGTTCATGCTGTTCTTACGGCGAATGTTGGTGATCTCCTTGCAGGACAGAAGGTATTTATTTCTTCTGTGTCACCTCTTCAGGTGAGTGACAAGGAGGGTCACACTGTTACGGTTGCACCAGAGCAGATTAAGACCATGAAGGGTCGTCCTTGCAAGGTTCCTGTTGCTTCTTCGGTGGCACCTGTTGTTGCTGTTGTTTCTGCCCCTCCGGTTGTCGAGTCAGCACCTCCTGTTGTTGCCTCTCTGGAGGCTGTTGTGGAGGTTGCAACTGTCGTGACTGAGGAAGTGTCGGCAGCGGTTGATGAGGCTTTTGCAGAGGCTCTAATGGAGTCTGAACAGACTGTTCCCGTTCTAGATTGATACCCCATCAATTTTTAACGGAACGCAGTGGGGAGCGCATACTGCATAAATAACGCTTATTTTTCCATATAGCCGAATTACTTCTCAAGACCAACTTTGAGCAAAGAATTGGGGCATTAAGTTTAATATTGACTTAAAGTGGTTCAAGACCATAATATGGTACAAAGTAAATTATGACCGACGAAGAATTTCAAGCTGCTTTTGCTGATTTTGATGATATATCAAGCCAATATACGCCTGTTGACATTTTAGCAAAGTATGCTAATGGTGAAAAGCTTGAAGTAGGCTCTTTGTATCGTGCTTTAGATATTTTGTGCTCAGCTTATGGAAGGGTCATAGCTCAAAATGGAGATATTTTCATGTGTCTAGAGCAGCTAAATTCTGAGAGTACATCTGAGTATCAAAATTATAAGTTTCTTTTAGAAAATGGAGATATTTTTACTTTTCGCTATGATCCAACATATAGTTTTTGTGAGAAAGTAAATCCATGATTAAATCGGGTAGTCTAGTTCGATGGAAGAACTGGGAGAAATTGAAGAAACATTATTTAGTTGGGACTGATTCAAGTAAGAGAATTATTTCAATTAACCAAAGTGATTCTTTAATGTTTTTGGAAGAGATTCGCATTGGTTCCAGTGAGATTAGTGTTAATGTTGTAAAAGTCTTGACTGGTTCTGGGATCATTGTTACAATTTTGGCTGAAGCTTCTGAGTTTGAGATTTTGGAGGCGGTGAAATAATTTATGGAAGCATCTGAGCTAAAAGAGATTCTGGATCAGCACCGGCTTTGGATTGATGGAAAGGGAGGGAGTCGTGCAGACCTCCGTGGTGCAAACCTCCATCGTGCAAACCTCCGTGGAGCAAACCTCGGAGGTGCAAACCTCGGGCATGCATACCTCTTGCGTGCAGACCTCACTGGTGCAAACCTCTATTGTGCAGACTTGACGAGTGCATACCTCTCGGGTGCAAACCTCATTGGTGCAAACCTCGGACGTGCAAACCTCGGAGGTGCAAACCTCGGAGGTGCAAACCTCGAACGTGCAAACCTCGGAGGTGCAAACCTCACGGGTGCAAACCTCAAGGATGCATACCTCACGGGTGCAAACCTCATTAGTGCAAACCTCATTGGTGCAAACCTCAAGGATGCAAACCTCATTGGTGCAATCCTCTCGGGTGCAAACCTCACGAATGCCATTTTATCTGATGTTTCTTGGATTATTCCCGGTTGTTTGGCTCAGTTGAATAATATTGATTATTGTGGCTTTTATCTAGAAAAAGAGAGAAAATACGAAAACTTTATTCAAGACAGCATTGGATTTTTCATTCAAAACAATCCCGAAGAAAAGACTTTTGATATGCTCCTTGGAGATCGGATTATTCGAGGTATTCCTGATTGGGTAAAGTATTCGGGAATGAAACAGATTTTGTCATAGAATTTACTTAGAAAGATTAGATTATGGATATCCGAGAAGAGGTTCCGTACAATGCATTTGTTAACATGCCTCCGATGTATTGGCGTAACATTGATGAGGCTAAGGGAGCATTGTATTTTCTTGCCGCAATAGATTCAACATTCCCAATAGATGATTTTGCATACAAGCTGCCATTCATTCGTGCTATTGATGCATGTAAAGATTTTGAAGACATTAAAGAAGTATATTTAAAATATTTCGGTGATAAACACAAGAAAGTAGTTTTGAATTCTCTTTAATAATCTTATCAAGAAAGACATAATAGAGTCATGAATCAGATTTCACTACCAGAAGTAAGCAATGCTTTACTTGATCCATCGATTTTTAATCGATCAACTTTTGTTTTACTGCTTTTGAGTGCAGTGTTTGAATCACTTATATTAAAGCAATATATCATGTGGATTATGGGTTAATGGAATAGATTGCGGCAAACACATAAAAATTATATCATTGATATCATCAAATAGATAAGGTAAGTTAACAACATGGACAAAGATACAAAACTGCTTCTTGGTTGGACGATAACTTGTTTGTTTGCATTAATTCTGATAATCGGATTTACTCCATCGCCCGAACGAAGAGTAGATCCTGTTTTAGAAGCCATACAGGAGCGAAACAGGATTTATATTATTGAACGAGGTGCAGAAGATGACGCTTCTGACAAAGCACTATCGGAGCATCAAGAGGTAAACTATGTAAGATGCTTTCTTCGACCGGCTGGATATGTGACTTGTCAGGTTCATACACCGCCAATGGATGTTGAAGCATATTGCCGAGCAAGGGGTCCACGGGAGTTTCTTGTTGATGGGAATCGTTGTCGATGGACAAGTCCGTCTTCAATGTCTCATCCATAATGTTGCGGCAAACATATTAAAAAAATAATATTGGTTGACAAATCCAGTAAGATAGGATAGGATAAGGTAATAACATGAATTGCGAATTTGGATCACCTAGTCGTATCCCTCATTATCTTATGGATAATAATCCTTTTGTTGATCCTTGCATTGGGTGGACATTAGATCATTATGTGCATCGTCATTGTCCGATGACGAAAAAGGATTTCAGGGAGTTGACTGATAGACATGATATGTCTGTATCTCCATGGAGGCAACACTGTGATTGTTTGCTGTGTGATGAGGATATGGAGACAGAGATGGACCAATATCGTTATTGGGCACCATGACTCATGTTTAAGGATGAGTTTCAGATTGCATTACTGATTTTTGTATTCTTTTTGTTTTACAGCATTGGAATGACATTATCAAAGATGGGTTTTACAATCAATTAAGGGTAAAATGGAAAATTGTTTTGTTTGCCGCAAATTTATTGAGGGAGATGATCTGATTAAATCATCTGGCTATTATGTTTGTTCTGGATGTTACAAGAAACCAGCCAATAATACTTGTGTGGGAAATTGCGGCAAGAAGTATCAATTGCCATTTAAATTCAATTGCACATCATGCTTCAAACGAGCAAAAAATATTGACTCCAATCCAGATGCCTGATATATTCTCTCTATGGAAACAACAAAGCAGTGTGCAAAGCAATTGATTGGCAAGCATCAGGGTTGCGGAGGTGAAGTGTATTACTTCAGTACTCGTAATTTTGGATTCCGTAAGTGTTTCAAGTGCAATGCAGATGGTATGAGGGGAACGACTTCACCTTCCTTGGAGCAGGAGTAAATTAAAATGCTGTGCAAACTGACTGATTCATCTGAAATTCTTTCTGCTTTGTGTATTGCAAAGAATGCATGGGGAATCTACGTAAGCCATTGTGCCTTTGAGATTGCACATACTGAGCTTAATCGTGCAATCCCATTTCTTAGCGAGGAAGATGTAATCCAGCTGTGGCACAAGGGATACATGTACTTATTCTTCTCCACCAAGCAAGAGCTTGATAATCATTACAATCAGATTGTGGGAGATGACGGGCCTACTAGCTTGAATGCTTATCATGGGGAAGCACGAGTTTATGCCCTAACCTGTAATCCTGATGGCAATTCTATGAATGAAAACACATGATCAAAAGTGATGGATAACATTCAATTAGGAAAAATATATCAATTTAATTATGGAGTATGGCCTCTGCCGTATGGCTGGAATACCATTGACGAAGCAAACGTATGTTATACCAAAGGTATTTGTTATGGGCTTGTTGAGGATTTATGTTTGGTTTTGGAATGCAAGCCATTTGATTCAAAATTTGATGATGACTATTTTGCTGTCAAAGTTTTGATAGAAACTGGCAATATATACTGGATATGCGTGAATCAAGACGCATTAGTTTTAGCCGCAAAAGAATAATAAAACCCATGAAAATTAAATTAGTTTCTTTTATTTTATTGATGGCTGGTTGTAGTGATCCATCTTTGTCTGAATCAGATAACAATCATTGTATTGAAATTGGTTTAAACTTAACAAGAGCTTTCAGTGATTTCAATGGAGATGCTGGTCAGCAAGGTAGATATAACAATGATTATTCTTGTGCTGTTTTAAATGACGCACAACTTCCTGGTATTGATTTCTCTAGCCCATATATTCCATACAGTCCACATAGACCTTTTCAAGTATGTGAAACAGGCTTTACATCACCACCACAGCTTTGTCTTACAAATCTCAAGAATGCTAATATGGCGAGGATTAATCTTAGTGGTGCAAACTTATCCAGGGTAGTGTTGCATGATGCCAATCTTCAAGGTGCGATATTAAATCGTGCTCTTCTAATTGGAACAGAGTTTTACAGGGCTAATCTACAGACTGCTGATATGAGAAATGCAAATGCTACTAGAGCTTATTACAATCAAGCATTTATGCTAGGAGCTAATTTGTCGTATTCTGTATTAACCGAAGCAAACTTAACCGAAGCAAACTTAACCGAAGCAAACCTTAGTGATGCAGTGCTAGTAAATGCAAATCTTAACAGAGCTAATTTACAAAATGCAGACTTAACTGGTGCCAATCTAACAGGAGCTACTTTTCTTGGTGCCGATCTTCGAGGTGCAATTTTAGATAGAGTTCTTGGCTTTAACGAAACAGGAGCTATTCGCTAAAGTATAGTTGATAATTGTTTGACATGTTCAGTGAGATAAGATAGGATAAGAACATGAAGACGAATGATGTCACGTTGGATATTCCCACTGGTTTGACTGAGAGTGGTCTGAAGGCTGCAAATATTATTCTTGCTTTTATGGAAAAGCATAATATGAGCACTGGAGGATGTCGTTTGTTTTATTCTCCTGAGCAATGGAAGGCTCGTGGTGAAGAATATGGAACTACATCTGAGTTAATTTTTGTTTATGATGGTGGTGATTTGTTTGATGTATTGAATGGATACATTGAAGGTTCATACCGAATGATGGATGAATTCACCAAGGCTCTTGTAGATGGAGGTTTTAACTACGAGCCTTGCACGCATTGGTATTCGGCTGTACATGCTGATTGAGGGGTAAAAAACAATGATTAGAGTTATTGGATTTGATTCTAGTGTAACGTTGAGACATGTGACTTGTAATAGTTGTCATGCGATCAATGAATTTGATCCAAAGCGTGATATGGTATCAATGGAGCCATTTGGATCTACTAACAGGCATTCAATGATTCGTTGTGGTAATTGCCATCAATATGTTTCCACGGACAAAGCTCGTCTAGTTGGCTAAATTTTTGCGGCAAACATCTAAAAAATAATATTGTTTGACTTCTCCAGCAAGATAGGATAAGGTAAGAACATGGAAGAAGAAATCTATGATTCTGAATATGATGACTCAATGGATGGAGATCATGATTCCTGCATGAATTCTATTGGTTGGGGAGATGATGATGCTTATGGTTCCTGTAATGAGGAAGACTACTGAAATTAAGGCTTGAGTTACATTAAGAAACCTGTTAATCTACTTCTAGAGGAAAAAACAAATGCCGAACTGGTGCAACAATCATTTCACGATTTCTCATTCTGATCCTATGATGTTGGAGAAGATGGTTCAAGCGTCAATTGCTGAAAAGCTTGGTGAAACCTTTGTACCTATTCCAGATTCAGTCCGAGATAATTCCCGTGACTTTTGTGTTGACAATTGGGGAACCAAGTGGGATTTTGGATGTAAGGATATTTCTACCTTTGGAGATGATATTTACTCAGGATATTTTGATACTGCTTGGGCACCACCCGTGGAATGGTACACTGCGATGTCAGAGATTGGATTTAGGATTGAGGCACACTGGCATGAAGGAGGGAATGGTTTTGCTGGATCATTTATTGATGGCGAGGTAACGGAATATAATAACCTTGACTGTGATTCATTTAAGGAATTGCCGCAGGAGTTTGATGAACTGTTTGGGCTACATGAGCAATATCAGCCAGAAGAAGAGTCATTCGACTCAGAAGATATCCCCTGATAGACCGCCACCAGAGTCTCTATAGGGCATTCTTTTGCTTATCACGAAACATCCCACAAGACAGGCAGCAAACCTCCTAGAGAGTCTCTAAAGAGGATTTAATATAGCTGCGGCGAACACTTTAAAATTAAATCATTGACTTCTTCAGCAAGATAGGATATAACAAAAGCATGATTAGCAACGAAGAGTTTTATGCAAAGGTTCTCCGTGGTGAATATACTCACTCTGACGGTAGCAGAACAATCATGCTAGCTTGGGATGATATGGATTACTACAATCCAGAAACAAAAGAATTCTCTTGCCCAAACAGAATTGACTTTACTAGTTGGATTTATGAAGGCCATAACGGTTATTTTCAAGAACGTTATGGTAGCGTTGGTTCTCAAGGATCTATGCTTTTGATTACACTTGGCCCACCAAAGCGTGAGTAAAATTAAATCTTTGACATCTCCAGCAAGATAGGATAGGATAGGATAAGAGCATGAAAAAGATCTCTGTAAAGGCTCTTAAAGAGATTCTGGATCTGCACAAGCTCTGGCTTGAGACTGACAACAAACAAGGTAAGTGTGCATTTCTTGCAAATGTAAACCTTGCAAATGTAAACCTTGCAAATGTAAACCTATCTTTTGTAAACCTTGAAGATACAAACCTCACGGGTGCAAACCTCACGGGTGCAAACCTTGAAGATACAAACCTCACGGGTGCAAACCTTGAAGATACAAACCTCACGGGTGCAAACCTCACGGGTGCAGACCTCTATTGTGCAAACCTCGGTGGTGCAAACCTCCGTGGTGCAAACCTATCAGGTGCAAACCTCTATTGTGCATATTTGAATAATGCGATTGGTTTGCCTGATATTTCATGGATTGAACCGGGCGTTCTCGTTCAATTGAACAATGTTTATGATGGTTTTTCTGTGGATAAGGAGTGTAAACGGGATAACTTCATTCAAGACAGCATTGGGATGTTTATTCAGAATAATCCTGAAAATAAAACTATTGATATGCTTGTTGGAGATCGGATTATCAGGAATATTCCCGATTGGGTCAAGTATTCTGGAATGAAGAAGGTTGTTTGACTTTTTGCGGCAAACACAATAAAAAAACAATATTGTTTGACTTCTGATTCAAGATAGGGTAAGGTAAGGCCATGAAGACGACGAACTACACGGTTTATGTTGCTGCTAACTCTGATTGCATTTGGACTGATCAGGGAGTGACTATTGATCTGGAGGAAGCAAAGCTTGGAGCAAGGGTGCTGCATGATCTTATCTTTGCTCACGTCATGATTCAGGATGATGACGGGAACCTTGTGCAATTCCTGCACGCCAACAATCATCAGAAGCTTAACTGACTTGATTAAAAGGAGAAAATAAATTATGGCACGAGGAAAGCTTAATCGGGATAAGCAGACAAAAGTCCGGGAACTTCCCGGTGATCTGAATCTTGTTTGGAAAATTGCAATGCTAGAAAAAAAGAATTATCTGGAAGGAGCCCAGCCAGATGATTTAGGATTTGAAATCGAGCAAGCCAAATCATATAGGAAAATTATTGCGGAAAAAGCCAAACGACGATTCCGTAATTCAGAAGAAAAAGAAATCCAAGAAGAAATTGATCTAGATCAAGACGATTCTGATTGATTCCAAGCCAGCAACCTGTTATAACTGATCTAACAAAGGAAACGGAAACAAAAATGAATAAAGCCAATGTCAACAAGGTCCATATGTTTAGTGATGCTATTTTCTCGAAGAAGGTTACGGCCTGTGGACTAGGGGTAAGCAAGGGTAATCTTACAAAGATCACTCGAAATCCGACGCATCTGACTTGTGGTAATTGCAATCGGGTAAAGGTTGTAAAGAACGGTAGCTGAATTTAAAAAGATTGACACGGCAATCAAGTTTCAATATAATTGAACTCAAGAAAGATAAAAAATGAATAAAAACAATATCTCATTACGTATTCTTGTCGCTGCTATTATTATCTCAATGGGTTCCCTAAATCTTATGGCTTGTGCAGGGATTAACCAATTGGGTGTGCGTTCAGCCAATGACCTGAATTGCCCCGAATCAGAGATCCATATCACCGATATTGGAGCGCATGCATTTCAGGCTGTCGGGTGTGGCCGTCGAGCAACATATGTATGTGATAATCATGCTCCTGCTGGCTCTTTTATCCAAGATATCCGATGTACTCGTGAAGCAGAGATGGGGTCTAATAACCATTAACCAGATAATTTACTGCAAGAAAAGTTTGACACGGCATTCAACTTCTGATATAACTGGATTCAAGAAAGGTTCAAGGAAACATGAAGACGATCAAGGCCAAGGTTTTCAAGCTGGGTTCTCATGCGGTTACTCTGTGTGATGTGATTCATCCAGAGGTTGACGATGATGGTTGTCCCCAGTTTGCTCTTCGGATGGGAGAGAAGGTTCACATTTCGAGTGTGGAGCCTTTGATGGTTCGGAATCTTGAGGGTTTTTCATTTGTGGTTGATCCAGAGTTTATTCATGCGATGAAGGGTCGTCCGGTAAAGATTCTGGGTTGATTTAAGGGATCACGGTGGGGAGCGCATACCGATTGAATCACGCCCAAGAACAGAAGCCAAGTTTTGCGGCAAACACCTAAAAATTAATACATTGCATGAATAATAGTAAACCATGTTTCACTCTTCACGAAGACGAAACAATATCTCCAGAATATAAATGGTGCCCAAACTGTGGCTATAATGCAATGATTATAACTTGGCATTCTAAATTAGGAAAGCGTTATCGATGTATCTGTGGCTTGCATGGTAGATTTGGTGATGGATTAGAAGAACCTAAATTCGAACAAGAAATTTAATCCTTTGACAAATCCAGTAAGATAGGATAAGGTAAGACCATGAACCACAACAAGATGCAAGAGTTGGCAACCAAGAACAATTTTGGTTACATTCAGTGGGAAGAAAAGATTGCTCTCAACACTGGGAAGCCGATGGAAGTAGGTTATGTCTGGATTGATGGACATCGTGAATTGTTCTGCAAGCGAAGCATGAACACAGAATTTCGTCTATGCAATCAATTCGATGTGCTTGCACAAGTAAGCGTTTGACAAATCCAGTAAGATAAGATATAAGGGAACCATGAGCAACCCATTTCAAACCACGGTTACTGTTGAGCATCTTACTAGGATTACCATTCGTAATCTCTTCAATGTAGTCATTGAAGATAATCAGGATGGGCATTCTGTATTTTACTTGCATACGGCAACGCATGATGCTTTTACCGCTGATGCTGCCCTAGAACAGATTCGTTTGCAAAAGATCGGGAAGCATGCTTACGTTTATTTTAGGAATAATGGGAATACGTTAAATCAGGTAAACGAACTTATCCGAGTTTGAAAGTATCGAAACAAAAACTTTGACTTCTCCAACCAAATAGGGTAAGGTAAGAACATGAAAAAGATCACTGCAACGGAACTGAAGAGCATTCTTGCAAACCACAAGCTTTGGATTGATACCAATGGTAAACAAGGAAACTTTGCAAACCTCCGTGGTGCATACCTCGGGGGTGCAAACCTCTCGTATGCAAACCTATCGTGTGTAAACCTCCGTGATGCAGACCTTACGAGTGCAGACCTTACGAGTGCAGACCTCACGGGTGCAGACCTCACGGGTGCAAGCCTCATCCTTGCAAACCTCGAAGGTGCAGACCTCCGTGGTGCAAACCTCCGTGGTGCAAACCTCGAAGGTGCAAACCTCGAAGGTGCAAACCTCCAATGGGCAAACCTCCAATGGGCAAACCTTACTGGCACGATTATTGATAAGAAGAAAGAACAAGGAACCACAATGATTCTGTCAGAAGAAGAAACTGCTGCTATTCTCAAGATGCGAGCCGATAAGGTCAATAAAGCCAAGATCGATGCAAGAGATATTGTGATTGAAGTTATTACTCTTGTTACACTCGAACTTTCAAACAATCGACCAAGTAACACACTTATCATGCGAACTGATGATTGTGATGAAGATATTGGTTCAGAAAACCTAGAAACCATTTCTCAGATTTTGGATCTCATGGGAGTGAAGTTCTTGGCACTTACTGCAAATCGACGAGCAATCACTTTTGACTACAAGAAGCTTAATAGCCTTTGAATCTATCGAAACAAAACCTTTGACATTCTGATCGAACCAAGGTATAACAAGACCATGAAGACGACGAACAAGTGGGTTGCTGGTAACGCTAAGCTGAACAAGGTTACGGGTGATAACGGGGAGTATCGGATTATTGGGTTTGGTATTCCTGCTGATATGGATTTCATGGAAGGGAAGCGCAAGCGCAATACTTGCCCCGGTGCTAAGGAGTGTCGTGATGTTTGTTATGCCAAGCAGGGAATGTATGTTTTCCCGAATGTCAAGAATGCTCGTAATCTTTCGCTAGAGCAGACTCTTGACGGTAGCTTCACTCAAAACATGATTGAGGATCTTTACAAGTTTTCGGCCAAGGGGATTAACACGGTTCGGATTCACGATTCTGGTGATTTTTATTCTCAGAAGTACCTTGACAAGTGGTTTAACATTGCACGTTCGATGCCTTGGATGAAGTTTTATGCCTATACCAAGGCTATGAATCTGGATCTTTGGACTGATAAGCCTGACAATATGCAGATTATTCAGTCTCTTGGTGGTCGATGGGACAGCAAAGTTGACCTTAGCAAGCCTCATTCTCGGATTTTCACTGATGATGATTCTCGGATTGCGAATGGTTATGCTGATGGAAATGCAAATGATGCGCCAGCGATTGAGGGAGTGATTAAGATTGGTCTGGTTTATCATGGCAGCAAGCGCATGACTCCTGTGCAGAGCAAGCACTTCCGACTCCCTGTTGTTGCTTCCTAATAGCCTCTAGAGAGGCATCCAAGAGATCGGAGCATGACAAGGTGCTCCTTTCTCTTGGGTGCCGTTGGGTGGTCTATTAGATGGCAAAAATAGTGGTTGACAATTGTTGCGGCAATCACTATAATGTTCTCAAGTTGAAACATTAACAAAAACAAATTGATCTCTTTTAGAAGGGCTAGACGTGTGTCTTGATCAACCTGTTTGTGGTAATCTGATCAATAACCTAAAACAGACACGCAGAGTTTAGCTACCTCTGGAGCATATCACTTTCCAGCCTTTCTAAAAAAGATCACTGAAATCCTTTGACAACCACAACAAGATAGGATAAAGTAAAAACATGAAGACGATCACCGAGACGGAATTGAAGGATATTCTCAATAAGCATCTTGAATGGATTGACAGTGATGGAGCTCGTGGTGCTTGTGCAAACCTAAACGAAATGCAGCTTTCTGGTTTGGATTTGTCAGGGTTTGAGCTTGAAGGTGCAAGCCTTTATAATGCTGATCTGTCTGGTTCAAACCTTGAAGGGACTGATTTTTACGAGGCTTGCATGGTTGGTGTAAACCTTACAGGAGCAAACCTGCGTGATGCAATCTTGCATGACGTAGACTTTGCTGGAGCAGACCTCACAGGAGCAGACCTTACAGGTGCAGACCTGATCTATGCAAATCTAGAAGGTGCCATCCTCACAGGTGCTATCCTCACCGATGCCATTCTGGATGGCACTGTTCTCCTTCCTGATTGATCCATTCTAAAACAATCCACAAATTAATCCTTTGACAAATCCAGCAAGATAGGATAAGGTAAGAACATGAAGAAGTACATTCCTTGTGGAACATCTACTCATATCAGCACGTCTGGGTTCATCAATTATTTTGGTAATTCTACTGAGACCATTGATCAAATGGTAAACCGTGTATTTAAGGAAACACCAAACAGTGTTGTAATTAATGGTACTGACAATTGGTATGCCAATACATTTGCCAAGCCAGAAGCTGTGTTCAATGAACACTTTAAAATGAGCAAAGAGCCTATCGCTTTTTTCCATACTGGTACCAGCGGCATTAGTTCAACTGGTATTGTTATTGCAATCGAAGATTATAATGCTTTGAGTAAGGCATATCAAGAAAAATACGGATTTGCCATGGATAAAAAGATGAAGATTTACTTTGACAAATCCAGCAACAAAGGGTAAGGTAAAAGTGTCAACTACTCACAGGACTAGCCTGTGAGCTTGCAAATAGTTTTTAAAGCTATTCACGATTGGCCTGTTGACTTTGGCCTGCCCATAAGTCAAGTTGGCGAAGCCAACTTGTGATACAGGGTGTTTTGCTGCTTGCAAAAGCAGCAAATTATCCTTTTAAATAACTGTTTTAACCATTCTTTTTGGGAATGGTGCCTTCGAGGATAAACATAGTTAAAATGGTTTGATAAACAAATTCATATTAACTATACTTTAGATATAGTGTTTTTGGAGTTAAAAAATGTATAAAATTACTTTTCGGAAAATTGATTCGCATTCCTCCCACGGGACAAGCCCGTGGGTTTCCTGCTCATGAAATATGAAAGCAGAAGATCACGAGGAACTTACAGAAATTTACGAGCAGATGCAGGAGCTAGTACACCGTGCAGAAATGATTATGGTGCGTGAAGGTGGCATTGTTTATGAGCAAGCAAGGGGTTATTGGCTTGCCAGTTTTAAAACTGCTCTTTCAAAGGATCATAGTTATATTGGCGGCTGTATGTTTACAATGCAGGATGCCGTTGATCACACATTAATTGATGAAGATGATGATGAGGATATTGATGACGATATTGATGAAGATGAAGCTGAATATTGTGACGATGCTGATGAAGATGATGACGATGATCTTTTGCCGGAAGATTGATGAATAATCCTTTGACAAATCCAACCAGATAGGATAAGGTAAGAGCATGAAGTTCAAGTCGCATCCCGTGGATACCAATGGCATGTGTCTGATTACCTATATTGATGGTGTAAAGATGCAAGATATTATTGATAATTTTCCTTCTGGAAAGATGGAAGGTTATTATGAGCCTGAAAAGGGATATCATGGGGATTATGAGGTAGGCTTTGTCGAGGAAGTATCAGGAGCAACCTATTATGTTTATTCCCGATTTGGGGAAGTTCGTATTGGTGGTTATGATCCTGGCGATATGATTAGGACTGAAGAGCTTACTAACTTTATTGTCTCCAGTGTGCATTCTTCTTGACGGAATAACAAAAACAATCTATAACATCACTCGAAGGGAAACAAAAACATGGCTCAGAACTACATGCAATTTTCAGAAGTTATTGACAATCTCACTGTCGAGGAGCATGATTGGTTTAAGAAGGCTCTTGCCTTGAATGATGATGGTTGTTATGATGATGGTGTAGAGCCTCCTGCATGGTGGGATGACAGTACAGAATCCTTTGGCTTTGAATATGATTTGGGTCAAAGCGAGATTCAGTTTTACTCTGAGGAGTATGGCAATATTAATTCTGTGCAAGCATTGGTTAGTGAGTTTATCAGTTTGTTCCGCAAGGATTATGTTTTTACTCTATCTTGGTCTGAATCTTGCAGTAAGATGCGTGTTGGGGAGTTTGGTGGTGGTGGGATGATTGTTACTCTGGATGAGACAAGGTTTCAGAATGTTTGGGGATGGCTACAATCAGAGAAGAAGCGGATTACTGAATCACGGCTTTCCGAGAGCCTCTAATAGCCTCTGGAGAGGAAGCAAACGAACGGGGATGAGTCATTGTGGCTTATCCCTGTTTTGCTGTTTGTGGGTCATTTAGAAGAATTGCGGCAATTATTCAATGGAATAATAATCTTGATCTATTTGGTTTGTTATGCTATAACAATAGCATGAGCAACAGGAAAGAAGATCATGATCAATCAGGGCGCAAGCAATGCGTTAATTGTTTGAGGTTTGAGGATTTAAGGTTATTGCGTTATGGCAAGGCATTAATTCCAGTTCATAAGATTAATTGGGTAAAGATCATTGGTATTCCAGGAACCAAAGGTGAGGGAAAGAGGTTTCCATCAGGAAGCAATCTTTGTTTGGATTGTATGTTTTGTTTTGAAGCAGTTGAGTAAGTTTTGCGGCAAACATATTAAAAATAATATTGCTTGACTTCTCCAGTAAGATAAGATAAGATAGGATAGAATAAGAACATGAGTGAACGATATAATATAAGTGATAAGGTCACTGTAAACAAGGATATTTACCGAATCGATCATATCAGTCGTGCTAAGGTTCTATATGCATCTTTAGGAGAGATTGGCACGATTATTGAAATCTTTCGTCCACAACCAACTGCTGGTGGCGGATATGTCAAAACTCCATTTTATGCAAAAGTAAAGATGGATGTTTGTAATGGAATTAAAACTTTCCGGCTAACTTCTTTGTCTAGAGTAGTGTAGGAACATGATTAAGAAGCAAAACAAGGATAAGCTGGTTGCAGCTGCTCTTCGTCAACAAGCAAGAATGTTGATTGAAAACCCAGGTTTGGCAACCCTTGAGGAAGCACAATGTTTGGATCGTGCTTTGCGTTCTTGTAAAGCTATTGGTGGTTCTGATATTGTTTGGCCTCGTTGGGTTGTTTACTCTGAGAGGCATGGATGGAATACTGAAGTTGAGCAAAAGTTTAACCCTAAATGGGGTTATTATTATCCAGAAAAGCTTTGATTTCCCTGAAACCTCCTGATAGGATAGAAACATGAATATTGGATCTTTGTATCAGGTTAAGAAGCATTCTTGGTTATTGTTTCCAACAAAGGAACTCGTAACCTACTACCCCTCCGTCGTCGGCTACGCCGATGCCGCTTGGTACGCCGCTAGGTACAGCTGCAATGTGACTTATTTTTCTCCAGATTCCTTTGTTGTATTTCTTGAAGAAGATGGAATGCTCAAGAAGTTTCTAACTTCAGAAGGTTTGATTGGTTGGACTCGGTTTGGTGAAGATGAAAGTTATAACGAAAGCTTTGAAGAAGTGAAGCCATGAACATTGGATCTTTGTATCAGGTTAAGAAGCGTTTTTGGTTATTGTTTCCAACAAAGGAAATCGTTACCCGGCGAGCCGCCGAAGCTGGTGCCCTCACCGACGCTGACAGCATCACCGGCTACGCCAATAACGAAAATGCAGTTTGGTACGCCGCTAGGTATAGCAGGCTGTATAACTGCAATGTGACTTATTTTTCTCATGATACCTTTGTTGTATTTCTTGAAGAAGATGGAAAGTTCAAGAAAGTCTTGACTTCTGAAGGTTTGATTGGTTGGACTCAGTTTAATGAAGCTTGGCTTGGATGCTTTGAAGAAGTGAAAAGCGAATAATCCCTTGACTTCTCCATAACGTTCTGATAGGATAGAAACATGAGTGAAGAACGGAAAGAGGCAATCTATGAGGTTGCAATGGCGATTCGCAGTCCTTTGATGATGATGTGCGCTCCAGAAAGAGTAAGGATTATGGCTCTTGCTGTCGAACATAGCATCACCGCAGCAGAGCTTTTGGAGTTCTTCTCTATTAAGAAGGCTCGCAAAACATAAAAAGGAACTATAACATGACTGGATATATGTCATTTGGTATGCTGCGTATTCAAGAACGATTTCAATTTTCCAATCCATATATCAATTTGAATGCAAGTGGTACAATCAACGAAAAGATTTCTTCGCAAAAATACAAAGTTCCAGATGGGATTGTTTACGGCACACAATCTGTAACTGGTGTAAAGATAATTCTTTAGCGGCAAACACACAAATTATATTAATTGACTTCCTGTGATAGATGGGATAGTATAGAAACATGAGCAAAGACAATCGTCTTCGAGATTTTAGCTTTGACGTGTTTGATCTTGGAGCAAACATTGCTTATACCTTTCGTCTCCCTAAGATTGGAGATCAACTAAGAAAGGTAGCTGTACGCATCATACTGGGCAAGCAGACAAAGAATAACCGTACACATTCCTATTGACAGATCCAGCATAATCAAATATAACAAACGTATGGAGTATCTAGTACAAGAGATCGTAAAAGCTGGCGGCATAGATAGATCATATCCTCAACCATCCAATAAAGATTGCAACCATAGAGTTCAGTATAGAGAGTATACAGTAATTCTCCATTGGGATTTTATTGAAGTAATTCATTGGACTGGTTTTCCTTCTTTTTCTTCTGAAGAATGTACCTTTACGACCATTGAAGCAATAGATCAGCTAATCGACACGCTAAATACTAAAAAGGAAAATAATAAAAATGGCTAATGTTTACATCGTAGAAGCAATTTGGTATGGATCTGAATCTTGTACTGAGGGTAAACAGGTTATTGGTGTTTTTACCGCAAAGAATTATGCCGAAGAATTTGTTTCAACTAAAGTGAAACAAAAGAAAAATAACTGTAAATATAAATTTAAGGGAGACGTACTGGAATTTGACAGTGTAAGAATCTCGGAGGAGGAACTAATCAAATGAACAGGGTATGGATTGTTTCTGGACAGCTTGATTATGGTACTGTTGTTTTGCGTGTATTCGATAATCCAGGTGCAGCACACAAGTTTGCTCTTGAAGTAGAGGGAACTCTAAATTACACTTTTGAAGATATTAAATATTTCTCTGTGTTTATTAGGGAATTTGAGGTAGAAACCAATGTCTGATTTTGCACCAGAAACTATTAAAAAGGAATATTTTGTTGTTGCCACGATTATTCTTGTGTTAGCAGTGGCGATTGGTTATGCTTTTGGTGCTGATGCTGGATACAAGAAGGGTTTGGAAGATGGCGGTCATCAACCAACTTCACCCATTGCTCTAACAGCACCATAATATTAATATTGACAAATCCACCAACAAAAGGTATTCTAAGACCATGAAGAAGATCACTGCAACGCAACTGAAGAACATTCTGGATCAGCACCAGCTTTGGATTCAAACCAATGGAAAGCAAGGAAATTGTGCAGACCTCACGGGTGAAAACCTCACGGGTGAAAACCTCTGGGGTGCAAACCTCCGTGGTGCAGACCTCACGGGTTCAAACCTCAGTTATGCAAACCTCCGTCGTGCAGACCTCCGTCGTGCAGACCTCCGTCGTGCAAACCTCACCCGTGCAAACCTCCGTGATGCAAACCTCGAAGGTGCAAACCTCCTTGATGCAAACCTCAAAGCTGCATTCCTCGAAGGTGCAGACCTCACTGGCACGATTCTTGATAAGAAGGCAGAGAAGAAGGCAGAAATTGCTTCTGTCAATGCAGAAAGCACGATTCGCTCTGAGATTGAAGCGATTGCCAAGAAGCATGGCATGAAGATTGATTCAATCACTCTTAGTTTTCTGTGATCTATTTCCGCAACAATTCCCCAGCAAGAAAGTAAAGAAACCATGTCAAGCGAATGCATCAAACTGAGTGTTGATAGGGCGACTTGTATTCTAGAGCATTACCGTTCATTGTGCGGCAAACATAACCTTGGAGATTATTCTTATCTCAGGGATTTGATTACTGATATTATGCATTATGTTACTGAAAAGAATCTTGGTGATGGGCCAGAAGATATGCTCATTGGAGCATCGGAGGTTTACCAGACCGAGCAAGAAGAGTCAGAGCCTCAAGATTGAGGTTTTACACCATCCAATAGCCTCTCCAGAGGCTCCAATCTCTGTTTTCATCCGAATATACATCACCAACAAGGAAAGCCTCTAATAAGGCGATAAGGAGCCAGGGCAACATTGATGCCACTGACTCTGAAGTTTTGCGGTCATCAGTGGAAGATAACCAATAGAAGAGACCCAATAACAAATTAAATAATTGACTTTAGTGCAATCAACTGATAGAGTATTTCTATGTTGCGAATTATCCAAAATGGTCAAGTCATTCAAACTGTTGCATTCTTTAATCAGGGAGATCAGGTAACACTCCCTGATGGAACTATTATTCAGTCTTATCTGACGGCTGATGGGCCTTCAGAAGAAATGATTATTACTGGAATTGATTATCCAGTTGACACTCCAAGGTTTTGTCAATTCTGTAAAACTCGGTTGCTACTGGCTCCACTACATTCCCGGCATCGGGATATCCGTAGATTCCAGATGAAGGATGGGTCATCTACTTGGCTTGCTACTTGCATGGGGCCAGCTTGTTTGGAGGAATTCTCAAATCGATGCCGTCAACTGTCTCGTGATCCTAATGTGCACCATGGGCACGGACAGTAAAAATAATCCTTTGACTTCTCCGATCAAACAGGATAAGGTAAGACCATGAAGAAGATCACTGCAACGGAACTGAAGAGCATTGTGGATCAGCACAAGCTTTGGCTTGATGGCAACGGAGGAATCCGTGCAAACCTCGAAGGTGCAGACCTCCATCGTGCAGACCTCCATCGTGCAGACCTCCATCGTGCAAACCTCGGGGGTGCAAACCTCACGAATGCAAACCTCGTTGGTGCAGACCTCACGGGTGCAAACCTCGTTGGTGCAAACCTCTCGGATGCAAACCTCGTTGGTGCAGACCTCTGAGGTGCAGACCTCAGAGGTGCAGACCTCACTGGTGCAGATCTCCGTGGTGCAAACCTCACGGGTGCAAACCTCGAAGGTGCAGACCTCACTGGCACGATTCTTGATAAGAAGGCAGAGAAGCAGCCCGAAGTTGTTTCTGTCAATGCAGAAAGCACGATTCGCTCTGAGATTGAAGCGATTGCCAAGAAGCATGGCATGAAGATTGAGTCAATGACTTTTTCTCTGATTTAATTTTTTGACTTCTCCGATCAAACAGGATAAGGTAAAAACATGAAGACCGAAAACAAGATTCGCAACTGGAATGCTGTTGCTGCTCACCAGCGTAACTCTGCTGGCCCCATGAAGGATAAGCGTCAAGCACGTCATCGAAGCAAGAATCAGTCCATCATGGAGCTTCTTGAGGAAGAAGACCTTGCTTTTAGCGATTACGATGATTAAATCAAACGATTGACTTCTGGCATCTGACCTGATACAATCAACCAATCAAAGGAAAGAGAAAACATCATGGAATACATCATTCGCACCAACATTCAGAGTTCTGTTATTAACGCTGCGGTTTACAATCCTCACCAGAGGGATCTGGTTGTGACGATGAATGGAGGGAGCAAGTACGTTTACCGTCAGGTTCCTGTTGATACGGCTATTTCTCTTGTTACGGCCAAGAGTGCTGGATCATTCTTTAACAAGAACATTCGGAACAAGTTTCACTGCGACAAGGGCTGATTGATTGAGCGGTGGGTTGGCGCATACCGATTTAAGCACGCCAAAGGATTGCGGCAAACACATTAAAAAACAATAATAGCACTTGACTATCTCTGACATTCTGGTAAGATCAAGCAATCGAAAGGCTGAAAACGATCGTGGGAACCAATGGAATTGTTTTGGTGCAGAAGGATTTCCATCATCGTAATGGCAAGGACTTTATTATTGCGGTTACTTCAAATGGGATGTGTGATAATCTGCTTGAGCTTGCAAAGCAACTTATGAAAACCGCAAAGAAGCGCAATGTGCTGGAAGCATTCGGCAATGCCGTTCCAAATGTCGTCTTCCAAGTGATGCAAGAAGTTGCGACTGCTACGGATGGCTGGGCTTTTGTTGACATTCTTAATAATGCACAGTTTGTCTCGTATGCGGTAATTCTCCATCCAGCAACAGGAATGGTGCAGCGTTGGGAAGGGAATCTGGATGAGTTCCTCGGACAAGAAGAGCTTTCCTGAAATCCTTTGACTTCCAACCTCAGAAACAGTAAGGTAATCACATGAGCAACGCCAACAAGAAGATCCATATGTTCCTCAAGGGTGGTCTTTACACGGTTTGTGGTCTTGACATTCTTACCACCAATGTAAAGCTTACTTGTGGCACGGAGCGTATCAGCTGCAAGAATTGCGCCAAGACTAAGGCGGCAAACATCTAAAAATTAATCCTTTGACTAATCCAGCAAGATAGGATAAGGTAAGACCATGAAGACGACGAGCAATGTTTGGACGACCCTTTTCATTGACAACGACAACTGCGCTCAGTACATCAATGTGTTTGTAACGGAACTGGATGCTGTAAGAAGCGTTGGTCTTGAAATGGCTGATTGGCTTGAAATGCATGAAAATTATCCTGATGAAGCACTCGACAGACTTGCAGAGAAGATCAATGAATGCGATTATTACGCAGCATTGGAAATCTGGAATGATTGGCAGGGTGAACATGGCACGGGTATTGAAATCTCTATTGAAGAGCACCCTTTGTGTACTGATATTTCTTTGCCACCTCGTTGTAATCGCAAAGTAAAGGTTTGACAAATCCAGCAAGATAGGATAAGGTAGAGACAGTTGAACTGTAACACAAACGGCTGAAACAGAGAAAGATCATAAACAATGTTGTTTTTTGTTGCATACACTCACTGTTATGGTACTGACGTTTTTGTTTATCCTAATGAGGATATTGCCTACAAGGGTGCTTGCAAGATTATTGCTGATTGGTTTGATGATCTTGATTTTTTTGCTGATGATCGGATTGATGAACTTCGTGATTTGATTAATGCTGGTAGCTATTTTCCTGCGGTTGTGCTATGGAATGAGCTTAGCGGTGATTTTGATCTTCAAGAGAGCATCACTGTTACTTGCAGTGAGATGATTACAGAGGTTGAAATCCCTTTTATCAAGGATGAATCAACGGAGCAGGAAGAAGATTCTGAGTAAAAGAATGGTTTGACTCTGGAATGGTGATCTGATATAACAGAGACAGTTGAACGGTAACTCAAACGGCTGAAACGGAAAAGGATCAAAGACGATGAACACCTCTCTTAAGCTTGGTACTCATGCGGTTATGGTTTCGGACATCATTTCTCCGATTCTGGATGCGGAGGGTTATCCGCAGTACAGTCTTCGTCAGGGTGACAAGGTGGTTGTTACTTCTCTGGAGCCTTTGATGGTGCGTGGCAAGGAGAATCATCTTTCTGCGATTGTGGAGCCTGATTTCTTTAAGACCACCAAGGGTCGTCCTGTAAAGATCGGCTGATTCGGGTTCTGGTGGGATGGCGCATACCAATCGAATAACGCCAAAGATTCTGCGGCAAACACATTAAAAACAATATTATTGGTTGACTTATCCAGCCAGAAAAGGTATAACTTTCTCATGGAACCAACTAAAAGCGACATTTCCAGGATGGAACAATCAGCTAATATCATGGCTGATATGATTGACATGGCTTTTAATAAAGCCAAGACCATGTCTTTGACTTCTCGGACAAAGGAGGTCATGCAAGGATTGATGGATGAATCATTTAAGGAAATCAACTCACCTTTCTTTGAATCCCGTCAAGAACTTAGTGAATGGTTTCAAAAGCATATGAATCATATTGAGATTCAAACCCGTGCACGCTTTGAAAAACTGCGTGCAAAAAATCTCTGAATGTAAAAAAATACATTGACATAATCATCTAAATCAGGTATAAACAAAACATGAGTGACAGAGAAGGTTTTAACGAGTGTTTTGATTGGTTTGACGAGATGCAATCTATTTCAGATGATGTCAATAAACTTATTACCGGCAATCCTTCTCTTCTGGATGTTTATGTAGAACTTCCAAAGAATAGGTTTGACAAGGTTAGAGGGCAAGTATATAAGATCGTTGAAAGCGATATCCACAAGTATGCTTCTCTGTTTATTGCAGAGAGTAAGACAAATGAATTGGTTATTGACATTAGTCCAACAAAGCATCCAATGTGTGCTCGATGCAAGGCACCAAGGGAAGATGCAAAGCTTAGGCCGTGGCTCAAGGGAACAGATGATGACCTCATTTGTTTCCGGTGTGATGAAGCACTAATGGCATGGGTCGCAAAGGGAAACAAGATCGAAAATCTCCCAATTAAAATCCAAAAGAATGTTTGACAACAAACCCTAACTCGGATATAAATAAAGCATGAAGACCTCACCTGATGCAGTTGTTAAGAACTTTGCTCCTGATTCTGACCTTTTGTTGATTACAATTGGGGATTGGAAGATTAATATTGGTAGGGATGAAGATGGTAGAACCCAGGTGGTGATAATTGATACCATTGAAGGTTCTGAAACTTCTTATATCCTTGGCGAAGAGGGTGAGTCACAAAAGGTTTGACATTTGAATCAAATCACGCTAGATTAGGTTCATAAGAAAGGCAACCAACACAATGGCTCTTCACAGTTCACACAAGAAGATTCTTGATAGTTTCTATTCTGGCAGCAAGCAGGTTGTTTCTGATTATGACGAGATCCCTTCTTCTGTTCGCAATTCTTTGGAAAAGGTGAAGTTCACTGAAACCCTTTGGTGTGATTCGGTGCGTTACCTTAACGATCTTCAAACCAAGGATCTTATTGCTCGCCGGGGTAGCTGGTAAAAGAAAAAAGGTTTGACAACTGGATCGGGTTCTGATAGATTAGGAATGTAAGTAAGGGATACGAAACCAAAAACGTCTGAGTGTTTGAAAGGTAATAAACAAAATGGCTACTACGATTAAGTCTCTTTCTCTTGGTGTTCACGCTATTCTGGTGTCTGATGTTGCTGTTGATGGTGGCAGTCTTCTTGCGGGGACCAAGGTTTTTGTTTCTTCACTGGAGCCTCTTGCGATTTCGACTGCGGAGGTTTCTGGCATTCTGGTTCCTCGTGAGTCGTTTAAGACCACCAAGGGTCGCCCGAAGAAGATTGTTGGTGCGGTTGCTGCCCCGGCATCTGTTGCCGCCTCTGGTGAGGCTTCTGGTGAGTCTGCGATGGATCTTTCTGTTGATGGTGTGATGGGTTTCACTCCAACGGTTGACGAGATTCTTTCTGAGTGTTCGATGGGCTGAATGGCGGGTCAAACCAGAGGGGAGCGCATTCTGGGTCAAAGATTTAACGCTCAATTTTAAGATTGCCCATGTACGCCAACTGGTCGAGCGGAGATTTTCAAAAATTCTTGCATGTAGATTCGAATTCTATCATGGGCACAACAGAATAATTGCGGCAAACATCTAAAAATTAATCATTTGACTTCTCAATCAACAAAGGGTAAGGTAAGAGCATGAAGAAGATCACTGGAACGGAACTGAAGAAGATTCTGGCTAAACACAAGCTATGGCTTGATGGAAAGGGAGGAGCCCGTGCAGACCTCTCGGGTGCAAACCTCACGGGTGCAAACCTCACGGGTGCAAACCTCAATGGTGCAAATCTCACAGTTGCAGACCTCACGGGTGCAAACCTCACGGGTGCAATCCTCACGGGTGCAATCCTCACGGGTGCAAACCTCAATGGTGCATACCTCGAACGTGCAGACCTCACGGATGCAATCCTCACGGGTGCAAACCTCGAATGTGCAAACCTCGAATGTGCAAACCTCGAATGTGCAGACCTCACGGGTGCAGACCTCTCGGGTGCAAACCTCACGGGTGCAGACCTCTCGGGTGCAAGCCTCTCGGGTGCAAACCTCACGGGTGCAGACCTCACGGATGCAATCCTCACGGGTGCAAACCTCGAATGTGCAAACCTCACGGGTGCAGATCTCAAGGATGCAAATCTCACAGTTGCAGACCTCACTGGCACGATTCTTGATAAGGACAAGAAAGAGAATAAGACAGAGAAGCAGCCGGAAGTTGGTTCAGTCAAGTCTGAAAACCTTCGATCAGAGTTTGAAGCTCTTGCCAAGAAGCATGGTTTGCAGATTACTTGTCTGGAATTCAAGATGATTTAATCTTTTGACTTAATCAACACAATCAGATAAGGTAAGAACATGAAGAAGATCGTAAAGCATACTGAAGAGAACTGCGAGCATCTTGCGAGTCTTTTGGTGGACTCTTGGGAGATTGAAGACATTGTTTCTTATGCGATTGAGAAGCTTAAGGAGCATTATCTAGCTGATAAGGAAGCTTTTGATTATGATTCCGTTGTAATGATGGAGGAAGATGAGTCTGATATTGATTCAAGTCAAGTCAATTAAATTGAGAAAGTTTTGCGGCAAACACATTAAAAATAATACTGTTTGACTTCTGATTCAAGAAAGAATAAGGTAAGACCATGAACAACATCTGGGATTCAGTCGTGATCGGGAAGTCTTATATGTTTGACATGGAATATCTTAACAATAACTCTCGTCGAACTGAAATGATTGAAGGAACAGTCAAGGATAAATTGATCCAATCTGATGGAAGACACTACATCGTCCTAAACAATAACAGTGCCGTCCATCTGGAACAAGTCTCCCGTTTGATTGGCCCCTTCTGAGTTAATCAAAAACAAACACTGGACTTCATCCAGAAGAAAGTATATAGTCTTTCCATGGCTCACTTCAACAAGTACCTGGATATGGCCATTTCCTTCGCTCGTGAACACCAACACGATGATTCTCTTGCTGCTTTCGTTACTTCAATCATTGTGTCTGGTGGTTCCGTATTGTCGGTAGGATTCAATTCTCGCACCAATACAAGTCTCCAGCGAAAGTATATGAGAAACCCTCATTGCAATAGCATTCATGCTGAAGTTGATGCAATCTTAAATGTACGAAAGAAGATTGACTTAACCAATTCCAAGATTTATACTATTCGACGCTTGCGGTCTGATACTGTGGAAAACCCTAATATTGGTTGCGCCAAGAACTGCCCTATGTGTGCTGCCATTATTTACGATTATGGTATCAAGCGTTCATATTATACCATTGACAACCATAACTTTGGTGTCATGAAGGTTGTTGATCCGAGAGCCTGATTTAATCCTTTGACTTCTGAACCAACAAAGGATAAGGTAAGAGCATGAAGAAGATCACTGAAACGGAAATGAAGAGCATTCTTGCAAACCACAAACTTTGGGTTGAAGGAAATGGAGGAAAGTGCTCTGGCGATGCGTTTGAAGGTGCAGATTTGCGTGGTGCCGATTTTCGTGATGCAAATCTGAAATTTGCTACGTTTTTGGGAGCAGATCTACGAGATGCAGATTTCAGGAATGCAGATCTCGTTGATACATGGTTTGTAGATGCAGATTTGAGGAATGCAAATTTCCGAAACTCTAACCTTACCATTGCAAGACTAATGGGTGCAAACATTCAAGGTGCAAACTTTGGCGATGCAATTCTTAGTGGCACGGTTTTTGAAAAGCCACCAAGTATCTGAAATTCACACAAATTTCCAACCTATCTGATTTAATCCTTTGACTTTTCTAGCCTGACCTGATATAACAGGGATAGTTCAACGGCAACAAACAAAAGGGATAAAGAACATGGCGATTGCATATGTGAACTTCATTCAATGGGACACCACTACCGACGAAGATCCTGCTGGTCTTGAGAAGCACGATCTTCCTACTTGTTTTGAGTTTGAGCTTGACTTGAATGATTTTATTAGCGAGGATGCTATTTCTGATTGGATTACGGGTGAGTTGAGTGATGAGACCGGTTGGTGTGTTTCTGGATTCAACTATGTGATCAAGTGAAGGAGAAAAAGAAAATGAAGCCTCTTGTAAAGCTTTCTGGTGTTGACGGCAATGTTTTTTCGATTATTGGGACGATGACACGTTCCATGAAGGCGCAAGGTCTTTTTAAGGAGGCTCAGGAGTTTTCGAGGAAGGCAATGGATTGTCATAGTTACGATGCTGTTTTGCAGCTTTGCTTTGAGTATGCCGATATTAGGTGATTAGCCTCACCAGAAGACATAGGATGCCCGTTAAAGGCTTCTGGTGTCAGAGATGACAGCTTATAGCTTGCCCGATTCTGATGCCTTTAATGAGGCGTTTAATGAGTCGGGCAAGTTATATGCCATTGCGAGATAGAATTCTGCGGCAAACACCTAAAAATTAATCCTTGACTTCTCAATCAACAAAAGGTAAGGTATTCTCATGAACTTTGAAGACGAACTCTCTGCTATCCGTTCTGAGGCTGTTAAAAACATTGAGGGTAGAGCGGATAGTCTCTTAGATATTCGTAATGAACATATTGGCACACCCGTTGCAGAGTTCATTGAAAGAATCATTGGCTGGTTTAATGATCCACAGAAGAGACTGCTTGGCTATCAAATCGGAGAATATATCTTTTGGGACGATGAATTCAACTTCTTAAAGAAGCTTTGTCAATTTGTTTCTCATGAAATGCTGGACGATGGTTGTTTCATTGTCAAATGGATGAAACCAGACTATGATTACATTGAGCATGAAATTAATGGAAAAGTATTAAAGCTTCCTAATGCTGTTTATGTTGATGGCCGTATTAGGTTGAAGGAAACTGACAAGGATGATCCAGAAGGAAGACCAGAAATCCATTACGGCGGAGATCTTGGCACACAAGATGCATCAGTCCTGCTTGAAGCAATGGATATTCTAGAGCAGCGGGATCTGGAACGCCATAATAGAATGATTGATCTCCAGAACCGTCTTAAAGATCTTCGGAAAACCTGATTGACTGATTTTTCTTTTGACTTCTCCACCAACAAAAGGTAAAGTAATCCCATGAGCAAGACGAACACGGATCAGGTTATCAAGATCGACGGCACGATTCTCCCTATCACCCCAAAGAACCCTAAGAAGGGATATTCTCTGGAAGAAATGTATCGGGCCATCGACACCAACATGGTACAGATTGTCTCCACCATGGAGAGAAACACCATCATGGTCTGCGACGAAGAAGCAATGTATAATAGCAAGAGCTATAATGCTCTGGCTTCAATGATTGCAGGACAGCCCATTCTGGGAGATGTTCTTGTCTGCAACACCAAGAACGTTAAGTAATCTCTTTACTAATCCAGCAAGATAGGATAAGGTAATCCCATGAGCAACACAAACATCACCGTTGAAGAGATGCTGTCCGGCAAGACTGTTACCATCATTGAAGATGATGCTGTTCCTGCAACTGGCACTCCACACCGGGCTTCATGGGAAGCCAATCAGGCTTCTGGTGAAGAAGCAAAGGCTCTTCATGGGATTGCGGAACAAGCATGGAAGGGTTATGTAGTCAACTCCTTTGGTGGAGCATTGCTCCGTAATGCCAAGATCGATTATCATGCCAGCCGAAAGTAATTAATCCTCTGACGCAATCGTTTGCGGCAAACACCTAAAAATTAATCCTTTGACTTCTCAATCAACATAAGGTATAACAAGACCATGGCAAAGTACGAAGTTACTGTTGTTTTCAAGGGACAAGTCAACTACATCGTGGAAGCTTCCTCTGAGGAAGAAGCAGAACAGCTAGGTCAAGATAAGTATTCCAATAATGATCCTGCCACCATTCTTGGCAATGAATGGCAATCTTGCGAGAATGTGATTGTTGAAAAGCTGGAAGATTAAAGCTTGACATATCCAGCAAGACATGATATGATCCGTTAAAGAAAGAGAAATCAAAAATGATCGAATTTCTGACTGTGATCTTTATGATTACTTGCGTATTTGTAGCAATTAATGCAGGAATCATGCTTTTTGAGTGTGCAGATGAATTCTATCATCGAATTGTTTGCCGCAAAGATAATAAGAAGAATAAAAAGAATAAAAAGAATAACTGGATTCTCTGAGCAATCCCTGATATATTAGATTTACCCCATCGACAGCAATCAAAAGGAAAAAACGATCATGGCAAAGAAGAGCGTTCTTTCAATCGTAGTCAAGGAATATCATCTCTCTCAGTCAAACCAGTGGGATTCAATCCTCAATGCGAATGACCGAGAGGAAGATCAGCCTGTATCGAAGGAGCAGCAAGAGGCAATTGATATTTATTATCATTCCCGCCCAACCAATCGACGTTGATTTAATCCTTTGACTTCTGAACCAACAAAGGGTAAGGTAAGAACATGAAGAAGATCACCGAAACGGAACTGAAGAACATTCTGGAACAGCACCAGCTTTGGCTTTCTATCAGTGGGCAGGGAGGAAAACGTGCAAACCTCCGTGATGCAAACCTCACGGGTGCAAACCTCTATTGTGCAAACCTCCGTGGAGCAAACCTCATTGGTGCAAACCTCACGGATGCAAACCTCGAAGATGCAATCCTCCGTGGTGCAAACCTCGTTGGTGCAAACCTCGGGGGTGCAAACCTCCGTGGTGCAAACCTCACGGATGCAAACCTCACGGATGCAAACCTCGAAGATGCAAACCTCCGTGGTGCAGACCTCGTTGGTGCAAACCTCGAATATGCAGACCTCGAATATGCAGACCTCGGGGGTGCAGACCTGACGAATGCATACCTCACGGGTGCAAACCTCAATGACACGATTCTTGAGAAGAATAAGGCAGAGAAGCAGCCCGATATTTCTTCTGTCAAGTCTGAAACCAGCACTCGTCAAGCTCTTGAAAAGCTTGCCAAGGAGCATGGTTTTAAGATTGATTTAATTTCTTTGAGTTCATCTGACTTTCTATAAGGATTTAATCCTTTACATCACACATTCCATCTGATATAACCAATCCACAAGGAAATCAAACAATGCTTATTGATACAAAGGAACTGACGAACGTCAAGGATATTATTAATGGCTTCCATGTTGAAGCCAAGAGGACTTGGATTGGGCACTGGTGCGGATATATCACGATCCCATCTACACACCCGTGGGCACAGTCAGAAGAGCCTTATGCTGAAGAATGTCATATTAACGTTCATGGTGGTGTTACCTTTCTCGAAAAGGATAATGATGGGAATACAGTTGTAGGATTTGACTGCGGTCATTCCTGCGATGCTTCTCCTTCATGGAGTGAACACAAGTCATTTACGTCATCTGGCGGTGAATATCGTGATATTTATTATGTGCTTGATCAACTGAAGAGCCTTGCTAGTCAAGCAAGCAAGTTTTAATAATAATCCATTGACTATCACCAAGGAATCTAGTATATTCCATCTATAACAAAGCAAACGAGAGAAAAGCCAAACATGGATAACAAGATTGTTTTCGTGGTTTTGGGGGGATATTTTTATGAGTCCTCCATGGTTTACGGTGTTTTCAATTTCAAGGCTGATGCAGAAGCATTTAAGAAGTCAAGACTTGCTGACGCAGACAATCCCCTTGATTATCTTTCCATTGAAGAATTTAAAGTGCAGTAAAGATTAGACTTCCTGGGAGATGACTGATATAGTCAGACCACAAGAGACAAACAAACGAGGGAGATGATCCATGAACAAGTGTGTTTGTTGCGGCAATAACTCTGGTTTGGCGACTTGGTTTGCTATTCGGGCTGTCAAGGGGAAGATGTCTGGTAGGGTTTTTTTCAAAGGTACCATCATCTGCGATCATTGTTTGGAGAACTTTTCTGCGGCATATTAAAATAAAGCCTTGATCTTCAAAGGATCATCTGGTAAGATAAGAGCACAAAGGGAGAAACAATGTTCTACACTTTCCGACAGAATAACAGCGGCGGGTATTTCAGTGGTCCTGTCCTTGTATGTGTGGAGTGCGATTCTCTGGAACAGGCAAACGATCAAGCGGAACTCAATGGAATCTGTTTTGGTATGTTTGGAAGTTGTGAGTGTTGCGGACCTCGCTGGTCTACGGCATACGATCAGGATAGCTTGACTGAGACTCCCACTTATTATGGTGATCTATTGACTGATTCTGGAGAATCTTGGGTAATCCACTACAAGGATGGCACAAATCTTTCTGGAGGAAAGAATCGCCGTTAAAGGCTGATTTAATTCTTTGACAAATCCAGCATCACCCTATAAGATATAAAAACAATGAGGAACAGAACAATCAACAAGCAAACCAATAATCTTCACTTATTGGTTGTTGACGAGGGTATGTTCACAGTAATTGTTGAAGATGATATTGGGATTTACTTGAGTACGATTTCAGAATTTCTTACAATTGCAGAGCTTGCAAAGCAAGAAGCTAGCAAGGCTTTTCCTGCTTCAAGCGTATATATTTACACTCGTAAGGGGAAAGAGATTATCCAGCAAAAGTAAGTGCTGAATTAATCTCTTGACTTCTCAAACAAAAGAGGGTAAGGTAAGAACATGGAAACGACGAACAAGTGGGGAGTGGCAGAGTGGCAGGGTCGCAATCTGGTGGTGATTGCCAAGGTTCCAAGCATGGAGGATGCCAGCAAGCTTGCCAAGGGAAATCAGCATGTAATGAATCTGGATGCTGGCAATTGGGCATTGATCCATCAGGATGGCAAGGATATTCTGCGATTGGTTCGAGATTTTTAATCCTAGACTTCTGCAAAGCAACCTGATAGATTGATTGAAGAAAGGGAAGAGACAAAAGATGTACACCACTAAGAACTTCAAGTCTAAGAAGGATCTCAAGACTGCGATTGCTGGAGGTGAGCGGATTGGGATTTTTACTCCCGGTCTTGGCACGGTCCCTGCAAACGGCACTGTGTATCTTGAGGGTCCGCACTATCCTCTGCCCCACAAGTGGTATGCTCAAGCCACGGTTGTCAATGGGATTGTGACGAAGGTCAAGTGATTTAACAGTGGGGAGCGCATACTTAAAACGCTCAAGTTTTGCGGCAAACACAATAAAAAACAATATTGTTTGACTCTTCTGACAAACCCTGATAGTATCAAAACATCGAAAGGGCAAAGGAACAAAACAATGACGACCATCAACAAGACCTCTCCTGAGTTCGTTTCTTGGTTCAATGCTTGCCAGACCATGATCGATACCTATATGAGCAACAGTTTCCCTTCTCTGGATCGTGAAGTTCTGGAGATTGAGGAAGGAAGCAAGTTTATTAAGGTTGTCAAGGTTGGACGACATCAGCGGTGTGTTTACGCCTTTGTTGCCAAGAGCAGCTTCACTACCAAGACCTTTGGCACGGTTAATGCCGGTGAGATTTACAAGCCATCCTCCTACAAGGCTCCAGCAAAGCACGCCCGTGGCTCGATTCTTGATGCGTCCAATGGAATGAGTCGAATGACCTGTTATGGTCCCGAATATCTCCGCTAGCAAATAGCGTACCAAGGTGGGGAGCGTATACCAATCCAATAACGCTCAAGGGATGCGGCAAACATCTTAAATTTAATCCTAGACTTCTCCCAAGCAACCTGATAGAGTGATTGAAGAAAGGCAAGGGTAACTCAATGGCTTTCATCGCACCAGAGTTTGCTAATGTCGAGGCTTTCGTCCAATTCTGTTTCGATGATGACAAGGCAACCTTCATGCCAGGAGATGCACAAAAGATTGCCGCAAACACCAAGCGCCCCATGCAGGAAGTGATGGCAGAGCTTAAGGGTTACGGTTTGAAGTGCATCCTTAATCACGTCCAGAAGGACATTAGAGGCTGCACGAGCAACCCTAACGGTACTTTCCCGTTCTCTGGTGCGAACTCGACGCATACCACCTCTGGTGGCTCTAATATCCAAGGTTTTGCAGGGCGATCAGGCTCCTAGTAAGTAGGATGCCAAGTGGGAGGGCGCATACTTATCACGCCCGAATATTGCGGCAAACACCTTAAAAATAATACTTTACTTCTCCGAGAGCATCCTGTAAGATTATCTACATCAACCAAGAAAGAAAAAACAATGACAATGCTCGCAATCATGATTGTTGCTACTGTTCTTTCTGGTATTGCTACTACCCTTTCTTTTTTTGTTTGTATGGATGCTTCTACTTCTAGAAAGTATATCATTCAAGCAACGCTTTGGTTTTTGTTTTCTTTTGTTGCATTCATTTTGTTTGGGTGTTACACCATGATTTATTTTATTAGAGAAATCGCTCTTCATTGTCCGTGAGCAGTATCGAAAATATTATTTTTCTTGGTGCCAATTAAATCCTTTGACTTCTCCAGCAACAAAAGATAAGGTAAGACCATGAAGCGAACTGATACAGAACACGCAAGCTGCCATGAAGAAGATGATTTCTGCCATCACTGTGAGCATTATGAAAGCACTGATAGTCAAGTGATTAGAAACCATCATGCAAAGACTGCACGAGAGTTTCGCAAGGGTGATAAGAAGCGCATCATGGAAGAATGGGGCGACCCTACCAAGGACTGATTTAATCGGTTGACTTCTCCAGCAATAAAGGGTAGGATACATCAATGGCAAACTTCAAGCATGATTGCGACAAATGTATTCTTCTGAGTTCAACAGAATATAAGTTTGACGATAACGAAGACCTATATCTTTGTCCAAACTCTTCTATTGACAAGAAAGGATCAATCGTTGTAAGGTACAGTGACGAAGGAAGTGACTACCAATCTTTCCCTGTAAAAATGATTGAAGAGAACTCAGGACACCTGATTCAATTGCCAGTATCATTAAGAATTGGTTATGAGATCGCAAAGCAAAAGGAATTGATTTAATCGGTTGACTCTTTGATCTGTTTCTGATAGTATCATTTTCATCGGTAGGAACAAAGAAAGGCCGTCAACAATGACTCTCTTCATCTCTCTCTTCATTGTGGTTTCTTTTGCTGGTCTTAAGATTGTTCGATTGACCGATTAATGGTTTGACTTTCTAACGAGCATCCTGTAAGATCAGTCAACATCAACGGACAACAGCAAGGAGAATAAAGATCATGGCTTCTATTCACTACAAGTCTTTTGTTGATTTTGTCAACACTGGCAAGACTCAGCGGCATGGAGCTTTGGTTATGAAGGGTGATACGGTTGTTTCATATAGCACGGTGATTGCGAAGGTTGACCGTGCGAACAAGGTTATTGACTTTTGCCCCAAGAAGTATTCTGTTACTACTTCTCGGCATCAGAGTGCGGTAACGACTGGCCTTTCATTCCTTACTTCTGGGTGGAGCTTGAACCATAGCCTGTAAGGCTTCCAGAAGCCATTTAAAGGCTTCCTAGATCCGATCGTGCCTGATAGTGGCATGGGATGCAGGAAGCCTTTAAAGAGGCTTATAGAGCTTGATGCAAAGGTCAAACCAAGTTTTGCGGCAAACACCTTAAAATTAATCCGTTGACTATCTCACCAGAATAACCTATAACAAGGACATGGAAGAGATGAGCAATACCACAACGGCAGAAGAAGAGGAATACTTCCTGCGGCTTCAGCAAGAAGACAAGGATCATGCCAAGTGGCTTGAGCAAAATCCACTCTTTGAAGATGATCCAGATCCTCAGAAGTATTGATCGTTTTATTCTTGACTCTTAGATCTACTTCTGGTAGAGTGATTGAAGAAAGCGAGAGGGAAACATCATGGTTCAGTTCTCTGATGGCTTCAAGGTTTCGATTGGGGATACCGTTGGATTCTTTACTCGCCATGGTTCCAATGGTAGAGGTGAAGTAATTGGCTTCTCCCGCAGCAGGGGAGCAACCACTGTGCTTGTCAAGCCCAATGCAGAAACCAATTTCGGATCTTATGACCGTTGGCCCTTGAAGGATGGTGGCTTTTATTCACGCATGGAATCCGAGGGTCTCTTTGGGGGAGAGATTTTCCGCAAGTAGCATACCAAGTTTTGCGGCAAACACCTTAAAATTAATCCTTTGACTTCTCAACCAACAAAGGGTAAGGTAAGAACATGGAAGCAAACCTCAGGCAGTATCAGATTGATGCAATCAACCAAGGATATCCTTGGGAGTGTGCTTGCGGAGAACTACATCGCACGAGAGAATCAGCAGTTAGTTGCCGCAAGTGTCGGCAGTACTGCATGGATCATGCCAATAGATCCAATCCCATTGATCTCCGCACCATCAATCTTAACAAGTAAGCTAATAGTGTAAAGCAAAAAATTAATTAATGGAAAAACCGGGAAGCGCATGGTATAAACGCTTATTATTCCGATCGCAAAAGAAAATTAATTCTGCGAACACTATATATCCAGTGAAAGCTAATTGACTCTGCCTAAGAATGAACGGCGCTGTATGCTAGATATGCATGACGGCAGACAAGAAAAGTTTTCAATGCCTTGAATCAGTTAGAATAACATAACTCCAGCCTGAAGTCAATCAATTTAAACATATTGAAACGACCAAGGGCTTTCGGTGTTTGTTGCCAATGCAAAAACAATGCCGCAAACATACCAATTTTAATCCTTTGACTCTTCAAGCAGAATCAAGTAAGGTAAGAATATGAAGAGCCGATTGAATCAAATCAAGGCGTCACTCACTGCACCTCGCATGATCGGAAACCACAAGGAATGCGGTGGTGAGGTGTTCTATCACTCTGGCCGCAGTTTTGCTTATCGTCAGTGCAGTCAGTGTGGCCAAAACGGAATGCATGGAACCCTTAGCCCCACACTTGAAACAGAGCGATAAAAGAACTTCTCTGATTTAATCCTTTGACAATCCAACCAACAAAAGGTAAGGTAAGGTAAGAGCATGAACAACGAGATCTCTGAGTATGAAGGCTGGGAGAATGATTACGATAACTCCCATGGTGACACTCAAGGTGATACCTTTACCGACGATGGTGCCGATCCCGGTGGAGACAACTACGATGATTCAATGGATGGTGACTTCGACTCTGGCATGGCAAGTGCAGGTTGGGGTACAGATGAATCTTATGGATATTTCGGAAACGATGAAGATTTCTGAATAATCCCTTGACTCTTCCTTAGCTTCCTGATACTCTCTCTTAACTGAAAACAAAGACACAAACCAAGTCCAGAGATAAAAGAATCTCTTGACAATCCAAACAGGAAAGTGTAGAGTAGAACAATGAAGATCACCGCTAACGATCTGGTGGCCGCTGTTTCTAACGCTTCTGGCTTCTGTACGGTAACGACCCGTACTGTACCCCGAATGAAGGGTGGCAAGAGCAACCCTTATGCCAATCGTGTTTGGAATCGTACTGAGCGATGCGGAATGTTTGGCGTCTCTTATGAGAATGCCGTCCGCTCCCAGCGGACTCGTGAAGGCCACGAGGAGCCTAGCAGCTTCCATGCCGAGTCTCTCTGGAAGGGTGCTGGAAAGCGTCTCAATCGGAACATCGTGGAGAACGTGAACACTGGCAAGCTTTACATGGTGATGTATCCCGTCCGTGCAAACGGTATGCCAGCGAACCGCAGCACGGAATGGTTTGTCGATGATCGCCCTGCAACGGAGCAGGAGGTGGCAGAGATCAAGCAATACCTGTACCAGCCTTCCTTTAATCCTGCTGCAAAGCAGGAGACTGAAGAAGCGGTAGCTTGGCGCACCTTTTGCCTTGAGAATGTCGAGGTTGTTAACTGTGAGGGTAACACCTTTGAGGTGTCTTACAGCTAGCAACCATCATGCCAAGGACAAGGGTTCTGCCATAAACGGAACCCTTGTCTCGGCATCCTACCAGAACCCTCCTAAGCGCCTTTAAACGGCCCTAGAAGGCTCGCAAACGCCAACAACGGGCAATCTGCCATTGGCGCAGCAAGAGGCATAGAATAGCCTTTAAATCAGTCATGCAAAGGCAATGCCAAACTCTGCGGCAAACACACTAAATTTAATTCATTGACTCTTCAATCAGAATCCAGTAAGGTAAGAGCATGAACAGCAGAGATCATGAGGAACTAACAGAGATCCACGAGAAGATGCTTGAACTCGTGAATGATGTTGAAAGAATCATGCGACGAGAAGGAGGGATTGAATATGAGCGAGCCAAGGGATATTGGCTTGCAAACATTAAAATGGGATTGACAAACAATCATGGGTATCTTAGTATGCCCATGTTCAACATGGAAACTGCAATCAGTGCGCTGGAACCATGCGAGGATGAAGATCAGGAAGAAGATTCCGATTAAGTTAATCCCTTGACTCTCCCTTCAAACCCTGATAATCTCTCCTAACTGGAACGGAACAAAGGAGCAACAAAATGAAGTGCTGCAAGGTTTCTATCTCTGGAATGATGCACTCCCATGATTGCCTTGACAATCCAAGGGAATATGTCTATAGCTTCTATCAGGATTCCGACGACTCCGACGATGATACTATCCAAACGGCTCACGTTTCAATCGTCGAGCAAAACGAAGAGCCCGAATCCGATCATGGCACCATGATTGCATCAGATGATTCCGAGGATGACAACGACGAAGATTCCGATTAAGTTAATCCCTTGACTCTGCAATCCAAGTCTGATATAACAGAATAGTCGGAGGGAAGAACAAAACAAAGAGCAGCAAAAGAATCACTGGACTTCTGAATCGCAATCTGGTAAAACAGTCTCTAGAAGGAATCAGACAAATGAACTTCACCATCCCGAATCGTATCATTGTCTCTAACTCCCTTGGTTTCCGCTATCATGCGAAGAATCCCGGCAAGCTCTTTGCCATGTCTGTCAAGGGACAGGATCGTGAAACCGTGTTCACGGTGCTTTCACTCAAGGGAAGCATGGGCCGACCTTGCAAGGGTGATACCAAGGGTTTCGGAGTCAAGACTCATGCCGTGATCCGAAACGGATTCACTGGCCGAAAGTCCACCGTGCTTCTGTCAACCCTTGTTGACCGCAATGTGCGATATGTTGGCATGAAGCATGAAGTGATCGCCTACTTTAGCCGGTAAGCAATAACTGTACCAGTGGGGAGCGCATACTTAAAACGCTCAAATTTTGCGGCAAACACCTTAAAATTTAATACCTTGACTCTCCCTTCAATCTCTGATAGAGTGATTGAAGAAAGCGAGAGACTGAATGACAACTTACATCCTCAAGAATGGTGAGATTGTTTTGTTTCTTGTCATGGCAACGGAACCTATTGGTGGATGCCGTTTACCTTATCTTAAAACATTCTCGGAGGATGAAGCATTGAATGCCGCAATGACGCTTGAATCTGATTGGGGCGCTGGTGCAAGGGTAAAGATTTGTGAGCACTACATCTCCCAAAGAATGTGGGAACACAAGTACAAAACCCCTTGGCCTATCGCTCAATAGCAAACACCATACCAAGGCAAGGGTTCCAATCCAACGGAACCCTTGCTCTGGTATCCCTCTCTAATATGCCTCTCTCTGGCATCAGGAACGCCCAACAGAGCCGTTAAATCCTTTCAACGGACAATCTACCGTTAGGGAAATGAGAGCCCAAGAAACGCTGCAAATCTGTCAATAGGAATAGCAGGGCAAACACCTTAAAATTAATCCTTTGACAATCTAACAGGAATCCAGTAAGATCAAAACAGATCAAAGAGAGCCTAGATGAACAAAAGCCGAGACGGCCCCTAATAAAATCCTTTGCAAACCTCTGGAGTGCAGACCTCAATTAAATGCCTTGACTCTTCAATCAGAATCCAGTAAGATCAGAACATAACAAAGGAACCTAGATGCAAAAGATCCGAGACGGTCCCTAATAAAACTCTGTGCAAACTACACGGGTGCAAACCTCAATCAATGCCTTGACTTCTCATTCAGAATCCAGTAAGATCAGATCACAAAGCAGATAACTAAAAGGAACCAACTAGATGCAAAAGATCCGAGACGGTCCTATCTAAACTTCCTACAATCAATGGTTTGACATACCGGGGAGCGCATGGTATAAACGCTCATTACTAAGAAAAGCCCGAATGGTGGAATCGGCAGACACCGGAGACTTAAAATCTCTTGCTGCGAAAGTAGCGTACCAGTTCAAGTCTGGTTTCGGGCACCATAAAAGAGATTTTAAGTCTCTTGACTTAAAACAAACAATCCTGTAAGCTAAGAACATCAAGGGAGCAAAACAATGCAAACCAAGAAGCAAGCCATCAAGGATTTTCGGGAATTTCTCTTGCCTTCCATCCCAAACAATGATACCATCGCCAAGCAAGAAGCATGGAATAATTATACTGATGCTCTTTGCAAGAGCCGTTTTATTACCCTTCGCCAATATGAAAACTGGACTAACCCCTTCTGATTTAATCCCTTGACTATCCAGTGAGAGTCTGATAAAGTCAGGAAAGATCAGGGAGCAAAAGAAACCATGAAGATCAACCATCGCACTGGATCTGTCAAGCGTTTGGACCATCACGAGAACTATCGCTTTAACAAGTCTGGCTTGAAGGAGGAAGGTAACACGGTTCGCCGCTGCATGGATCGTGCCGCAATCAAGAACAGCCTTGAAGGCAACGATGGCACGCTCTTTGCTCGCAGCAAGGAAGGAAACCCTTGGAACTTCGATTGATTTGCAAGTAGCATACCAAGTTTTGCCGTAAACATACCAATTTTAATCCTTTGACAATCCAACCAACAAAGGGTAAAGTAAGAACATGGAAACGACGAACAAGGTTTGGACAGAGGCCGCAATCGTCTCTCTGCTCCAGAGCAACAATCGTGCCGTCGAAAGGGCAATCCTGGCAATCTTTGCTCGGCAAACGGAGGATGAGAAGTCAACGGAATGCACCCGGCACGAGAACTCTCGTGGATTCTCTGCGGCTGATGCCCGTACCGGCTCCTACATGGCACGCTGGATTAGCAGCGGAAAGCGTCTCGATGGAAAGTTTCTTGACAAGGCCCGAAAGATGGCCGTCAAGTACCGCAAGCAACTGGTAGAGGTTGCCAACGGCTAGCAAACAGCATACCAGTGGGAGGGCGCATACTTTATCACGCCCATTGCCGTCAACAAAACTCTGCGGCAAACAAACAAATTTAATTACTTTACTTCATTCCCTAATCATGCTAATGTCAGGACACATCAGACAACGGCAACCAACAAAAGCAAGCACAAGGGAATCAAAACAATCCCTTGACAATCCAACCAACAAAGGGTAAAGTAAGAACATGGAAACCAAGAGCAACACGGTTCACATCTTTCAGGCGGCTGGTCTCGGCGTCGGTCCCTTCAAGCTTCACCATGTATCCGGTGAGGGAGGAAAGTGCCAGTACTGTGCCACTCCGATTCTGTGGCGTTTCTATCTCAATGGCATTGACGGCTCTACTTTCTTCGTTGGATCGGATTGTGTCATGAAGACCGGCGATGCGGGACTCATGAAGATTGTTGACGCAGAAGTCAAGCGCCGAATGGCAGAAGCCCGAAAGGTCCGTGAGGATGCCAAGCTGGCATCTGTCAAGGAAAGCATGAAGGATGCCAACGTGCTTGCCAAGCTGGCAACCCTCCCACACCCGAATGGTTACTATGCCCGCAATGGCAAGACTCTTGCAGACTATGCCTCGTGGATCGTGAAGTACGGTGGCAAGACTGCAATGCTCAACCTTGGCAAGAGTATTGCAAAGGCTACCGTCTCGGCCTAGTCAATCTGACAAACGGTGGGAAGGCGCATACCGGGAATCACGCCTTAGACGGCTCTAATAGCCCCTCCAGTGACCGCAAACCACAAGGGACCATAAAGGGTAGCAGAACAAAACAGAAGCCAACCAAAAGGCTCCCAAGAGATCGGGCAAACACCATGCCAAACTCTGCGGCAAACATACCAATTTTAATCCTTTGACAATCCAACCAACAAAGGGTAAAGTAAGAACATGGAACACAACGAAAACATCGAGTGCTTCGCTTGTGCTGGATTCTCCTATTACATGGGATCGCTTGGCGATCTAGACTGGTACAGATGCCGCAACTGCGGCTTTGAACAATACCAGCAAACTACTCCCGATTCAGAAGAAGAAGATTCCGAGTAATCAATTGATTCTTTAATCATTAACTGATATATTGGTTCCATCTAACCAATGGAACCAATATGCTACCTAATACCTGTACCTGTAACCTCTCTTCATGCAATACCTGTACCAACCAAAACCTAAAAGAACTCTGGGAAGAACCAGAATTCTTGGCATGGAACCTGCATAGAGAATCACAATGGTTCAATGAACTTGAATCCATGTCGGAAGAACAATGGCAAACAATGTGCCAAACTTCACCGCAATCAATCCAAACTTAACCCTTGACTAATCCAGCAAAACATCATAAACTAAAAGGGAAACCATGAAGTACACACTCACTGACTCCCTCTCACCAGAACAAGTAATCGTTTGCAAGTTGGATGCCTACTTCATGGCATCCCATGCTTGCAACAACTATACCAGAAATCAGCATGAAGTAATGGTATTCCCTTGCAGCAAAGATGGCAAGGTAATTGCATGGGATGCCGTAGATCAATTCCGATACTCCAGCATCGAAGAGTTTATCGGCAATGAATGTGCCAACCAAGACGATTTCGACCACTAAACAATCCAAAACAATTACTAGACTCTCAACCCGCAATCGAGTATATTGAATCATCAGAGAGAAACAACGAGCAAAACAAAAGGGTAAACAAAAGTTTAATCCTTGACTCCTAAACCTCTGCATGGTAAGGTGAGAGCATGAAGATCGGAATTGAGATCGAGTTCTTCGCACCGATCAGCAAGTATGAACTTGCTACCAACCTCCGAAACCAAGGAATTGCCGTCGAGGCAACCGGCTACACCCATTCCGTGTCTTCTGACTGGAAGATCGTTGACGACGGTTCCGTCTTAGGTATGCCCGCTCACCATGGCATGGAACTTGTTAGCCCGATCCTTAACAGCGACTCTGATGTCGATATGGCAACCCTGCGACGCATTTGTCGTGCCATCCAGAAGCTTGGTTGTCGGGTCTCTAAGGCTTGTGGGCTGCACATTCACGTTGACGCCACGGACCTGACGGCGGCACAAGTATTGCAGGTCTGGACCCGGTATCAGACCATGGAAGGGGAGATCGACACCCTCATGACTAGCAATAGGCGTGCCAACCTTGGCTCCTACTGTCAGTCGCTGCGGAACCTCATGGTTCACGGTCAAACCAAGGAAGCACTTGCACGGAGTGCCGATCGTTACTTCAAGGTCAACCTGCAATCCTTGAACCGTCATGGAACCATTGAGTTCCGCAAGCACTCTGGCACGATCAATGCAGATACCATTATCAACTGGGCGTCCTTCTGTGTCGGGTTCGTTGAAGCGTCCCTTGTGAGTGCTGGCACGAGCGTTGCAAGCCGCACCGAAACCACTACGGTGCATCCTACGGGCCTCAACACTGGTATGCTGGGGATCTATCGGGCGCTCTTGCAAGCCCCGCACCACAATATGACCGTGGCAGAGATCGCTCTGTCAACGGGTCTCGGAGAGAATAGCGTGCGGGCCTACATTAGCACAATGCATACCAGACACGGTGTGAATGTGCGGCACGCTTATCGGGGTTCATGCAATATTGTCTTGACACCCGTTACCACTACTCGCACCATTGCAGCAAGCGAGCCAACGGCTGACACCATCTGGCGTGGCATCGATCCTGCAACCGTCGCCTTCTACATGGAGCGTGCCCAAGAACTTGCTGGCTTCGCTAGCAGGTAGCATGCCAAAGGAAACGGGGGGGGACTGCAAACCCCCGGCATGCCTTTTGTTTATTCAACCCCCATGCCAACCCTGTACCCCCATAGGGCATGCACAACCCATGCCATACCCCACCCTATAGGGGTACCCCTTACACCCCTCCCTGTTTCGAGGGGGGTACCCCAACCATGATACCCGGCACCTTCGGCACGAGATGGGCTAAACCCACACATCTCGCACCAAAATTTTTTCTGGGTATTTTTTCATTTTGAACCTTTTTATTTACCTCACCACTGGCAATCATTTTTAGGATTTCCGTTTTTGCGACCATATTGTTTGCATCATCAAAATTTTTTCTGGGAATTTTTTCATTTTGAAACCTTTTTGGCACCCATAATACTGGCACCATTTTATTGATTTCGGACATCGGTGCCATTCGAACGATTGGTGCCAAAATTTTTTTGGGAAATTTTTTCATTTCAAACCAATGTTGCGTGCGTGGCCTCTGTTCCATGGGCACCATGTTTTTATGGGCACCGTTTTATGTGGCACCATGTCATGTGGCACCAGTTTCTGATGCCCTATTTTGACATCATTTATTATTTTGCTGTGTGTGTGGCACCGTATTTTTATGGGCACCAGTTTTATGTGGCACCATGTTTTCGGGCACGATGTTTTGTGATATTGTTGTTTTGTGATTATTTTAATGATGTTTTGTGATGTGGCATGATGATTAGGGATGATTTTAAAAAATCACTATGGGTCTTGGTGCCCTTCGGGCACATTGCATGAACATTTTATGGATATTTTTATGAATATTTGATTGATATTCTGGATGGTGGATGAGAGATGGGTGGTGGAGGGCAGAGTATTTGGATGTTGTGATTGGTTGCTTTGTTGGGTTGCTTTGTCGGGTTGTTCTACCGGGTTGCTTTATCGGGATGCTTTGCGGGGCTCTGTGAGGCTTTGTGGTGGCTTGGAATATGAAGGATGGGCAATGTGGTGTTCTGGTTGTTTGCTTCCTTTCCTGGTATTTTTAAATTGACAGTGGAATATAACCAATAGAAGAGGGAGTATATATTTAGAAATATGATTAAATTGAGTGAGTTATATTTTCGGCATCAATCCAAATCCCTTTATGAATTATTGAGGCCCATTTCATATGATAGGGTACAAGAGGAGTCAGAGAGATCTGATGAATATATGGAATCAAGGATTGAAACTGAGGATGCATATCGCAGATTATTAAAATCTGCTGGTATTATTCATGCTAAGGGTACTTCTTTTTTGTATGCAACAGTTGTTGGATTTCATGGGATGGAGTCTGCGAATGATTATCCTGGTTACACTTATTATTTCCATATAACACCAAATCAATTATCTGAAACTATTTTTGAGGTTGTTGACAAAAACCATTCTTTGCCACCGATGGTTGGTCGTCATGGACTTGAAAGATGTTTAAAGCACTGGGTGAGATATCGGAAAGATATGTCGAGTTATCGGGAAGAGTTTGTTGAAGGGATAATATTTCCAAGGATAGAAGTTATAATCCCATATGTGGTTGCTGCCACCAAGTTGGTTCGCCAAGTTGAGGATAGGTAAATCCTTACTTTAGGAAGAAATTTTGGAGTGTTGATTGGTTGATGTGTTTTATTACTTTATCGGAATAAATGGTCTGCGTGATTGGATCATTGATTAGAAATGCTTGTATTTTTGGGGAATTGATTTGTTGGATATCTTGTGTGGACATGAATGGTTGGGTTTGTTTCAGAGTCTTGGTGAATCCAGAGATTGGGAAAGCGGTTGGGGAGTGTTTGAGATAGTCGATTATTTTTTGATTTAAATCTTGTTGGGATAATTTATTGAGCTCTATTGATATTCTTTTTAGAGTTATTTCGTTTTCATTATTTTGTTTTATATTGAAGATGTAGCGTAGTATTCCAGCTGCTTCATTTTTTGCATCATCAGTGGTGATATAGTTTATGGCTTGTCTTGCGGCTTTTATTTTTGGGTCTATAATATTCGGTAATAGTTTTGATTGGAGGATATTTTCTTTTATGATTGTTTTGAGATCATTTAATGGGTTCATGGTTTTTTGTACCTGTTATGAAACATTTCTTGTCCAGCTAGTTTTATTATTTTCTTTTGTTTATTGATTGGGATATCAAAGTCATTATTGATTTGTTGGAGTAGTTCTAATCCAGATTGTATTAATGGGTTTGGGTCAAGAGGTCCATTATAGATGTATGCATTTGCTGTTCCTAGTTTTTTATCTAGTTCATTTTCATCTTCTAGCCATGGTGGTAACCTACAATCGTCACTGGGATCATCTGGTGTTTTTGCTCCTTGCGGTCTATGTTCAATTTTTCTATTGGGCCATGATCCAGAGATGTCGTAGAAGTTTTTTATTCTTTTGCGGAAATTATCTGGATCTGGTATTGGGGAGAAGTTATCTAGTTCTACTTTTTGCCAATCCCCAGAGGTTTCTATTTTTGCCCAGAGTTTTTTGGCACTATCTGTTGTGGATACATTTCTGTCACTGGTGATTGGTTTACCTGAGATTTTTGAATAGAGGGCATACATTGCATATCCGGCTGCTGGATATTCTTGACTTGACACGATAGTTCCGGCGATGGTTGCATCTGCACAGTTTCCTATGGAGCTTCCTGCTATTTTTGGATTAAACGATCCAAAGGCTGCTAGCCATTCTTTGCTTGGAGGTGGTTCATTATTTTTGCTTATTAATTCCATTGCTGTTTCATAGGAGTATGAATTTACTAGTGCATAGTAGTTTGCTTCTTGATCTACTGGAATTAGGGAAAATTTATTTTTTGTGAATCTGTGAGGGTTTTTGTGATTGTTTGCGGCCAGATTTTGATCTTGCGTTTGCTCAAATAATATTTTGGATAATGTTATCATAGTTTTATTTTATTAATTATTGCCGCAGATATTGTTCACACGAATAAGTGTTTAATGTTTATTTTGCTATTAATTATATATTTATGTAAATATATGAATATCTTACAACTAAAACGTATTATCAGGGAAGAGATTATCCTATTAAAAGAAGTGCGATATAAAGCTTTTGAAAAGGTTATGCGGCAGGTTTATGATAATCTACCAAATCATATTTTTAATGATATGTATAGCCAAGAAAAACAATGGGCAAACATTGAAAATTCTGATATTGGAACTGATATACAGAAGCTTACTGCGGCTGTATTAAATAATCAGCCAAATGCTGTAGAGAACTTTAGAGAGTATGAACGTAAACGTGGCTCTGAATGGATAGATACAGTTTGGAGTAAGCGGGCACAGAACGTTGAACTACATTGGAATGATCTATCTGATAGAAAACGTGATTTTTTTATACGGAAGTATACGGGGCAACTCAAATATTTCCCAGCAAGAACAGAAGATAAACATGGATATCTGGATAAAGTAGAACGTTTGTTGCCAAAGTTTATGGCGCAATCAGAGCAATCAAGTGAGCCGGTTATATTGTTGCAATGGCACGGTGAACCCGGCTTTGATATATTAGGCGGAAACAATCGGACGTTTAATGCATTTCTTGCTACGGCTGTCAGAGAGCTAAAAAATATAGATGCTGCGAATATGTCATTAGATACATTTACTTCTATATTTGATTATTTGAATAAACAAAATCCTACAATACGAATTAACACATTTATTGGACGACAAAAATAAGTTCACATACACCGCCCATTATGCCAATATAGTACAGTCTATGTGAAAACACATCACTTCGCAACTATTTAGCTTCATGAACCAACAACTTCTCAAAATAATAATCAAACAAACACTTTTAACCGAAGCTCCTATTGATGTTTGGTTAAATGGAAAAGCAAAAAGGGAGAAGAATCCAGTTTCGAGAGAAGAGGTTGAGGCAATTTTTAATGATTTTGAGACTTTCAAACCTTACTTTGTTTTGCCAGATGCGACTCAGTATACGTTATCAGAATTAAAATTTTCTGTTTCTGCCGCAAAGTTTTTGAAAGAAAATGGGATTAAAGCAGAGAAAGGTAAGCCAATCGTCAGTTGGTTTCTTGGACAAATTAGGAAAGTAAAAGATATTTCTTGGCAATACATCAAAGAAGACTATCTTCCTTTGTTAAAATCTTATGTGAAAAACATTTCATTAATGAAGCCAATTTCTGAATATTCAGAAATTTCTGAATTGCATAAAGACATTGATGCGAAACAAGTTGGTGTTTATAAACCGGCAACAGAATCGGAGAAAGATATTTTTTTCCGATCTAATGGCTGGAGTGTTGCGATGCCTCAAACCACTGAAGCCAGTTGTGATTTGGGTGCTGGCACAACTTGGTGCACGGCAAGAAAAGGCGAAGAGGAACAAAATCTATTTCTTAGTTATGTTGGAAGGGGAGATCAGGATATTATTCTTTTTTACGTGATGAAAGACGGTGCTGACCCTAAAACAGATCGTTGGAGCAGGCTTTCTGTTGGTTTTATAAATGGTGAACCTGCTTTTGATCAAGGCGCTGGCAACATATCAGTTAATGCAGCAAATGATAACTTGACTGAAGATAAATTCAATCAGCTGCTAGGTGAAAATGTTGCTGCTTTATTTTTGAAAAAAATGATGGAGAAAGCTGAAACAATTTCTGGTAAACATCCTGCCAAAAAGGAATTAGAAGAGATAGCTTTAAATGTTAATAAATTCAAACAAAAAATGGCTTCTTTTCGCAATGAATATTATCGTTTAGATTTCATAGACAACATATTAACCACGGATAATGTTTCGCCAGAAATATTTCATTTATTAGCCGATGATAAAAGTGAAGATGTAATACGTAGTGTTTCCAGGAATACAAAGACCCCACCGGAAGTTTTAAATAAAATATCTAACAGTACGCAGAATGTTTATATTATTAGAAACATATGTAGAAACCCAAATGCACCTGAAGAAGTATTGAAAAAATTTGCTTTAAATGATGATAAAGATATCAGGTACAGCGCTTCATTAAATACCATGATTACTCCTGCTGTATTAGAAATACTGAGTAGAGATACTAGTATTAAAATTCGTATCAATGTGGCCAATAATATAAAAATAACTCCATCAATAATTGATACTCTTTCGAAAGATGAAGAACCTCTCGTTGTAGTTAACCTTGCTAAAAACACAAAATTATCAGAAGAAAAACTAATTGAGTTAGCTAATCACAGGAATGAATTTGTTAAAGACGCTGTCGCCCATAATCCTAATTTACCACCGGAGGCTTTGAGAATTCTTGCCGGGTCCGAAAAAATGGACATACGAGAACTGGTTGCGGGAAATGACAAGACCCCACCAGACGCATTGGCACTTCTAGCAAAAGATTATACTACCATTAGCAAAAATAGCGGTTTTGTAAATAAAAAAATAGCCATGAATCCTCATACACCAACAGAAACATTGCTGCTTTTTGCTAAAGGCGCAGAAGCTGCGGTTAGAGGTGTTTTATTTTATAATGATAAATTAACAAAGGAAGTTTTGGAAGTCCTAGCGAATGATGAAGATTACTATATTTCAGATAGAGCGATCAAAGCATTAGAAAAAATTAAGTCCCGACCGTTAACTGAATCAATAAAATTATATAAAATATTATATTGATATTCCTGGTATAATTTCTATTTAATCATCATGAGTAATTTGAAATTATATAATATTTTATACGAGAACGGTGATCTAGTTGATGAAATGGCGATTCAGCAGTTTAAAACTGTTGGAGATTGGTCAAAAAGATCATCCTTTTCTCACCCAGTTGACAGAGCATTATTAACATCGCCAAAAGCGGTAGAGAAAATAAAACGTCAATGGGAAAATACGCCATATGATTTTGATTTATATTTTGTTAATGATAAAAGAGTTAATAATCCAGCATTTAGAGAAGTAGGTTACAAACATTTAGATTTTGTAAGAAATATACTGCAAATCACACCAGAAGAGATACCAGACCCGTCAGATGACAGAATAACAATTATATATACTGGTAATTTTGGTGATGAAAGATATATGGCAAGTGGCTGGATTTTGGCACATCGTTTTGGACATGCGATTTCAAGAAGCGATAATTCAACGGTTGGCGACTTATGGCGTAAATTTATAAAAAATCTAGCTGATATTTTTAAAGATATTTTATCAAAAGTTTACAATATCGAAGTTGATCTTAACATGCGTGGCAATTATTCTCAAATAAATAAAAATCAGAAGATATTAAAATTTGCCGCTCAGCAAATTGGGACTATGAAAAGTGCTAGAGAAAATAATTTACGTAATTGGTATGAATTTGCCTATGAATTATTAGCTCAATACTTAATTTCAGGTAAAATAAAGTTTAATCCATTACCAAAATCAATTATTATTGGATTTGGTCCTTATGGCAGAAAAGAAATGAGATATACTAAATCTGAAGAATCTCGTCAGGAGATAAACTCCAGTGAATTAGATTACTATGCTTCGACTATTGAATATCAGCTGGAAGATATCCTTGGAGCATGTTTGAATAAGATATTTGTGATGTGATTCATGATTAAACTATATAACATATTATTTGAATCTTGTGTGGGTCTAGTGGAAGAAATTACTGATTCACAGCGGGAGCAAATGAAAAGATTAAAACCGGACGATAAGATTACGGTTTTTCATGGCACTCCACTTTTTCGTTTGCCGCATTTGATTAATGGATTTGATTCTACTCAGGAGCATAAAAGAGATTATCGTGGTGGGGCTCATCGTGGTTTGTTTGTGACTCTTGATTGGGAAATGGCTAAACGCTTTGGTGGAGGGGCCATATTAGAGCTAGAAGTTAAAGCAAAAAACATTCACGGCACTGATTATGGAGGTAATATTGGTCGAGAACAGCAAATGAGCGATAAAACCGAAGAGTTTATAAAAGGAGAACATCCAGAAAGCTTTCGCCCATACCTGAATTATACAATGCTTCAAAAAGGAGAACCACAAGGTTTATTGATTGGTGTTGTTGGCCCAAATCAAATTAAACGTGTTTGGGTCCGTGAAGGGAATGATTGGAAAGATTATACACGTGAAGAGTATTTGAAAAAAGAGTCCGTGTATAATGTAGAATTTGGCAAAGAAAAACGTTTTAAAGAAGCCGGTATTGATTTATCAAGCCCAAAAATAAAATTAGATGAGTTTTTGAAAGCTTATGCCGTTGCTAATAATCGTGCCGGTGAAGAAGACAGTCTGAAACAATATTTGTTACGTTATGCTCGCCGTGATTTGGATGATCTACGGATTAGATTAGGTGATATGAGTATTGGCGGGAGCAATCTTGGTAAATTGGCATTAGAAAATATCATTCGTCAGCTTAAAAATGAGGCTGAGAAGCCATGAAATTATTTGAAATACTTTTTGAAGAAAATAGCATTGTAAAAAAGCTACATGGAAGCAATTTTTTATATCGATTAAAAGAATATGAAAAATTAAATGATGATGGATTGCCACAATATGCCGTTAATTATTCGGAATTTAATAAATGGGGTGTAAACCCCAGTGCAGGTTATTTTCCAAAAGGAATATATTTTTATTATTTGCACCCTAAATGCAGGGAACGTGCCGGAACGGGAACTGGATTTGCCACTAACAGGACATGGGTGAACATAGCTAAACTGAATTTAGATCGGTTTATAGTATTAGATCCAGGAAAACCTAAAAATTTTGGTAAAGAAAGTCTTGATGCAGCAATTAGTAAGCTAAAATCAAAGTATAAAGATTTAGTAGGTACTGGTGACAGGGCAAGAAAATCTTATCGATTTGAAGACCACTATAATGATATACCAGAATTCATTACTTTAGCTAGGATATTATCCCAGATGCAGGATGATGGTGCTGGTAGTTTTAATAAACTTTTACACGATGCTGGATATGATGGGATTCTAGATATGGCTGGCGTTTTTTTGCCAATTGAAAGTTGTCAGGGAGTACAAACATGGCCGGGTGCCGCTGATTATATTGAATCAATTAATACGCCATCTTCTATTAGAAGAAGCACTCCAACAGAAGACCAAAGAAGAAAAAACATATATAAGCAATTACAACATCAGAAAAATGGCGAGTTAGATTTGACCGAGGATGAATTTAGAGACATCATTGATTCATTTAAATCTGGGTTTTACTCTGGTGACACTGATAATAAATATTATTTAATGGATTTGCTTGGCGATCTTTTTGCCAAGATCAATTTCAATAGATTTGATCTTGATAATCCAGCGAATCGTGTTGCTCAGTATGTCGAAAAATATGGTTCGCAACTTTGGGATGCGTTTGAAAGAAATCCTACAACACCGAAAAATTTTTGGCAACAAAGGATAAATTCTAGTTTTGAGGATGTACGTTTGGCAGCAAAAGATAATTTACGGTGACGGATATAGCATCATTAGCTATAACATGTGGCCTAAGCTAGACTTTAGAAGTCTGTACTATTCAAAGGAGATAAAGATCTAAGAGATTCGAATCTCTCCTCTTTTTTTGTCCTCTGTTTCATTTCCGATGGTAGTCCATCCCTAAAACAAAGCCCTTGTGAGGCTTATTGTGGGCGTTGAATGATTGGGATGGATACTTTACGGTTCGGATGATTTCGTGGCACTGCTGGGGCTCTGGGATGGGTTTTAGCCGGTGACGCTTTTGTAGTACTTGCGGAATAGTTTGTTAGCTTCGCTTTGCACGAAGTTATGGATATAGTCTGTATCTTTTCCGATTTCGCTGGCGGTATCGTTTAGTAGTTTTTCACCAAGATTAAGGAGACGTTCAGCGGAATAAGGTCCGGTATATGTATAGGCGTTAGCGGTTCCTAGATTAGCGTTTATTGCTGTTAACGAATAGCCTGTGAGCCCGCAGTCATCATCTTCTGTTGGTGTTTTTGGGCCTTCTAGTTTATCTATTTTTCTGTCTGGCCAAGTTCCTTGGGCGTCGAAGTATTTTTTTACGAATTTACCTTCGTCTTCTTCGAAACTATTGCCATGGTTATCCAGTTCGACTTTTTTCCAATCGCTGCTGTTTTCTATTCTTGTCCAAGTTTTTTTGGCGCTGTTGGATGTTGAAGAGCTTCTGTCTGAAGTGATAGGTCCACCGGCTACTTTGGACATCAAACAATACATGAAATATCCAGCAGCTGGGAACAGTGGACTTGCGACCATGATTGAGATTGATGCTGCACCAGAGCAGCTACCGCCACTATTATCGGTATCTAGTTCGGCGTAGGCAGCGATCCATTGATCAGGAGACAAGTACCTATCGTCTCTTAATCTGGTCTTGAATGCTTGTATGTTGACGAGAACATATTCGGAATCGCTATCGTTGATATTGATGAGAGCATATTTGGAGCCAGAGAATCTATCTGGATTTGTATCTCTGATTGGTTTTTCAACAGCAGTAGGTTCGTTTGTTGGCTCAGTTTGTTCGAACAGTATTGGATATAGCTTCATGAGCTATAACTAGTCGGATTAATCTGGAGCTTGTTTGTTAGACAGGAAATAATTGATCGAAACCACGGTCATAGATGTAGTTGATAATTGTAGAAATTAGTATTTCAAAAGTTTGAAAGGTTAAGTGTAATCTAATTGAGTGCGTTCTACTACCTGTGTTTTTTGTTCTTCTATCTGCATATATTCTTCGACGATTGAGTATGCTTTTTTTGCATCGAATTCCTTGCAACTAAATGCATCAAATTGAAATGTGCGAGTGAGTGGCCACACATGTATTGATATATGCGAACAACTTATCATACAAAAAGCACTAGTTCCACCAGAATCTGCAAAAGCCGTATAATCCAGTTTTGTTGGATCGACCTCGACGACTTTGAATATCGGACCTAAAATCACATACATTCCCAGAGACTTTACCAAAGCTTCAAACATCGCAGAAATATTTTCGTTAGAAAACGTAGAATCGTTTTTCACGAGGCCATCGATTATTAAATGTGTGCCTTTGAAGGCGGGTCTAATTTCAGACATGCTGCACCTCCATAACTATCATACTTGTTGTTTTGCCTTGATTTTGGAGCATGTCCCAGAAAAATTTATCCAAATAATCATGCGAGAAAACTTTTGGATCTTTTACGGTTGCGTCTACCGTGATATGTGGTCCAGCCATTGTTTATACCTCAAGAAAATCCATAACTAGTTGGCGAAATAAATTTATTTTTCTTGAATTAATTAATAGATAATATTGTGATTGTGGCGTGTTCAATATAGCACATTATTAACGCAACTATAACATTTCTATATTTTTTATGTGACTTAATATATTTAAGAAGCATGAATACAATAAGTTTATTCGGAATACTTTACGAAGGTCTTCTTAAGATTCCACCAAAATTATCTACCGAAGTAAAAAAAGATGCCGCTGGCATTATGGCCGCAAAATATTATGTTATTGCTAAAAAAGTTTATGCTGATAGAATAGAATTAAGCAAACAAATAGTAGAAGACAAAAAACATTTTGAGTCTATCAGTGATAAGCTTGCAAAAAAAGTATCAGATTTGGGAAAAGAATTAGAAAAGATAGAAATCAAAGGTCAGGATTATGAAACATCAGTAACAAGACCTATAGAATTAGATAAATCATTACAGTTTGCGTTATATAGAAACACACTTGATCGTGATATAGTGACCAGGATTACATTAAGAACATATATGTCTTCCAATAGCGATGAACGTGCAATTGATATGAAATATTTTAACTCTTCAGGAGAAGAAATTGCAGAAGCAGAGGAAATTCATAGTTTTGAAACACATGTAAAAAATTACATAGATTATCTTGTGGATTATGATAAAGATGTTGAAAGTATCAAGGATTACAGAGAAGAATCAGCATCACTTATTGATCATTTAGATAGTCTACGTACTTCTCAGAATCAACTAACAAACATAATTGGCGATAGTTATGAAAAAGCTATAAATCAATGGGGATTTAACGGAACATATGGTTTGTTTTTAGATATGTTCCAAGGATGGAGTCCAGGCTCTAAACCTATTGATTTATCTAAGGTTATAAAAAACGAAAAAGGTGATACCGTTTCTTTATATGTAAAATTTGTTTTTCAAAAAGAAAATGAAAAATTAGAAAATGCTGGCCATTATAGTGGTAGAGTCAGTGATAATTTTTATAGTATCAATATAGTGATACCATTTATACCTGATAATAATTTAAATATATATAAAATAGATGAAGTTTTGGAAGAACTAAACTCAACAATTGATCATGAACTTGGGCATTTAGTTCAAGATTTGTTGCAACATGCAAAACTGGGTTACTCAAGAAGAATGGGAAGAGAAAAATTTGGATATCCAAGCAAAAAAATATCACAAAAGACACCAGAAATAAGCCCAGAAGGAAAATGGAATGAGAGACATGAAGTGCGAGATGTTGAGTTTTATACACGTCTCGGTGATAGCAAGGTAAGAGCAGAAAAAATACTGGCTAATAAAAAACGTGATACTTTGAAGACAAAACTAGATGCTTTTAAAGCAATCGTTGGAATAAGAGATCCATATTTGCGATACTACCAGGAATTTTATAAAGATCCATGGTTTGCGGTACTTAAAAAAGAAAACCCTGGCAAATGGGCTAAGGCCGTAAAGGAGTTATATAAATCTTTAGCTGAATATTTTACTGAGCCAGTTGCAATAAAAAAAGTGTTTAAAAAACAATGAAGTTAAGTAATATATTATTTGAATCTGATGATACTGACTATCGTGGAGAGCATTCTGCACCAGGGTCTGATGATGCTCCAATGTGGGATGTAACAAAAGCAGTCTATCCTGAAGATTTTTATTCTGCAAATGGCGCTAGATATTATGGAGACAATGCAGGCGATGCATCAGATCAAATTGTTGTAGCTTTAATTAGAAACGTTAGAAATAAACCAAGAGCACGAATAAAGATATATCGTGCAGTTCCAAAAGAACTAAGCTTACAAGAGCAAATTGATAATTTGATAGCAGAAAAGAAATATATATTAAAATATGGAAAAATACCAAAAGATGTTAAAACATCACTAGATAGAAGACTAGATATAAGTAAGTATTATGAGCATATATCGGATATGATTGATAGTTTACAGAGCCGTATTGATGCTGGCGAAAAAGATAAAACTGGTATTGAAAAAATAAATAGTGGCGATTGGGTTACAATATATCGTCCTTATGCAAAAGAACATGGTCTGTCATCTCTAAGAGGAAAATATAAGATATTATCTATGACAGTGCCCGCAAAAAATTTATTCACAGACGGAAATAGCATTTACGAATGGGGTTACATAGAGAACGTTTAGTCATGCTCATAGCGTTGATTAAATAATTCTTCGCCGCCTTGAATTATTTCATCTACAAGATCTTGTGGGCTTTTATAAGCTTTTTCTGAAACATCTCTAATGAGAAGCCGACCTGCTTTAATCAAAGCATTGGGATCTAATGGACCAGAATACATATAGGCATTTTCCGTTCCGAGTTCGTCGATAGTGTTGCCAATTTTAACATTTTTCATACCTTTTTTTGGTGCTGGCAATATACAATCATCCGATGGATCTGTAGTTTTAGGAGCGCTAGATATATTTGCAATTATTTTATTTGGGTGCATCCCTTCAATATCGACAAATGTTTTTTGCTGTTGCAGATAAAAATTATCAAGATCTAGCTTTTGCCAATCACCTGATTTTTCTATTTTGCTCCATGCTTTTTTTGCTAAATCTGTTGTTGAATGAACACGATCACTTGTCAAGTAAACGCCTAAATGTTTCGAACTTAATGCATAAAGTAGTGAACCTGCGCCTGGGAATTTACCACTTGCAACTACTTGTTCGATTTCTCTTGCGGGCTGACAGTTTTTCTGCGGATCTTTAATTTCAATTGCGCCAGCGCACCATTCGTCTAGTGGTATTTTGACACGATCTACAATTAACTCTTCATAAGCCTGTTGATTTACAAGTACAAATGTTGAACCATGTACAAATAGAGCAAAATCTTGATCTGAATAATTAATATATTCTTTTTTCCCATCATTTTCAAATAAAATTGGGTAAAGTTTTAGATGTTTCATGATTAATATTTATAGTATTTAGAAAATAATCTATTAGAAAATACTTGAATTTCTTCTTTTAGTTTTCCAATAGGTTGATCTATTAATTTACTAATTTCACTAAGCAATTTATTACCGTTTTCGATCAATGGAAATGGATCAAGTCCACCTGTATAAATATAAGCATCAGCTGTGCCAAGACGTTTATTTATAGTTTTCACAGTTGACCCAGATGGTAAATTGCAATCATCGCTTACTGATGTGGTTTTAGAAAATGGGCTAGCTTTCATTTCTCTTTCTGGCCAATTTCCATTGATATCAAAATATTGATATCCTTGTTTTTCTCCATAAGGGCTCAGGACTTCTGAAGAATAATTATCTAGTGGTATTTTTTGCCAATCACCGGAAGGCTCAATATATTTTGCCCATGTTGCTTTGGCGGGTTCTGAGGTTGATGATTCTCTGTCACTTGTAAGTGGTTTTCCACGATATTTTGAAAGGAAACAATACATTGCGTAACCGGCTTTTGGATACATTGGGCTGGCCACAACATAGCTTACTTCATCAGCGCCAGAACATTCATTTTCTTTATTTGGATCAATACCAGCACTTGCCACTAACCATTTTTCTATTGCCATGAATTTAGTTTTACCACCTACTTCTTCACGGTTTGTATAATTCGGTACATTAATAAGTATGAGATTTTTTCCTGCTCCGGTATCAACTATTGCATAATCGGGCGCAATGAATCTACCAGGGTTTTTTTCGGCTGGTATTTCTTTAGTTGTTTGTTTTTCTTCTTGTTCAAATAATATAGAATAAAGTTTCATATGATTAAATATTTAGTTAGAACAAGGAAAAATATGAAAAAAGATATAATGGTTATTGAGGAAGGAGCTATGGATTGGCTTCATGCTGGTTTGGATTTAGCCGGTTTAATTCCTGGTATTGGCGAACCATTTGATGCCGCAAATGCAATTTTATACGCCAAACAAGGTGATTGGATGAATGCAGCCTTATCTGCTATATCTATGGTTCCAGAAATTGGTGATCTTTTTGGTAAAGGTGGGAAAATCGTTTTATTATTAGAGAAATTAATAACCAAAGGAGGTCGTTCTGGTAAGCTTGCAGAGAAAATTTTACAGCACGCTCCACAAATTGTAAAAACAATTACCGAAGGATTTAAAAAATATAAAAATAATAAAACTAAAATTACAGCTTTCTTAGATGGTCTCAGCCAAACCCAAAATGAAAAACTAAAAGGTCTTGCTCCCTATGCGGAAAAGATAAAACAGTCATTGAGTAAAGTAGAAAAGGCATATGATAATATTGTTAAATTATCACAGGCTGTTTCAAAAAAAGAAGAGAACCCACAAGAGCCAGAAATTGATAAAAAAGAAGCTGAAAATCTAATCAAAGAAATGGTCTTTGAAGAAAACTTAAAGACCATTATTATCAACGAAATAAGATTACAAATTAATAGATGATTTTTTCCAGTATCCACGGCTAGGTGTTGGGATATTATATTGGCGGCATCGACGCTCAACAGTCTTTGCTGATACACCATATAATTTCCCAATCTGACTAACAGGAATTTTACAAACTAATAGAGTTAGTTCTTCACTTGTTATATCAAAAATACGACGTTTTCCCATTCTGCTTTCACTTGCATTTCTTATGGGTATATTATATTTTCGTAATCTATCGCAAATGGTCGAAACATCAACATTCAAAATTTTTGCTATATCATGTGTTGATTTTTTAAGAAAAATATATTGCTCATATAGCCAATCCTTGTCAATGCCAGTTATCCAACCTGGATGTTTTTCTCCTAGCATTTTTTGTCGACGTTTTTCTATTGTTTTGGCAGATTGTTTTTTTCCAATATGAGTTTTTCTAATTTTTTCTTTTGTTTGATCGCTGGCTTTTTTTCCAATATTTGCTTTTCTAAGTTTTTCTTTTGCATCATCTGACATAATACGATTTCGACTAGAATCGCCTATTTTTTTCCTAGTTTCTTCTGTGTGAGTTTTACCTTTCATTGGGCTTTCTTTTCCGTAATATGGATGATCGGAACCTTTTTTATATTGAGTCGATCCTTTTCTTGGCCCTTTTGGAGAAGAAAAATTCTTTTCTATTGTAGGATTACAATTAAAATTATATACGTTATTTTTTCCATAAGCCAGAATTGCTTCTTTAATCCAATATTCTTCTCTAGACAATCTCTCCTCTTTTGATGCGCCCTCTAATACATCAATAATATGATATTCCAAAAAATCATCATTTCCCAGCATATCTTTACATTTCTTATAATCCGCCAATAAAAAACTATTGGTCTTTCTTCCGTTTGTTAGTGTTTGTTTATGATCTTGCCACCTATTTTTTAATTTACAACTTTGGCCAATGTAACTTCGATTCGTAACCCTGTTCCGTATCTCATATATCCCAGAATTTGTAAATTTATTGTCGTAAAAAAATAACATCCATATCCCCATATGGATACATATTTTTCACCATAAATTTTATTTATGAAATTTTGAATAGTTTATTTTGGAAGCAAGAATATCCAAAATCGCTACGGTCCACGAGCCCTACAATAACATCATTTTCTTGCACGTTTATCTCACCTTTCCAGCCCCAAATGAAACAAGTATATTCTTTGTTTAGTTCTCCAAACAACCGCAGTTTGACATATTCTTTGTTGGTTTTAGTAATTGCCTTCGTCGCACCAGCAACGATACCCCAGTAATTTCCTTTTTCACACCAATTATCAATTGATTCAAACCCAAGACTTTCAAGTTTTGCGTGTACTTCTGGTGGTACAATTAAGCTAATATCAACAGAGCCTGCTAAATCTTTGGTAAACTCCAGTTTTTCTTTCTTGGTCCAATCTTCCATGGACTGAACATCTTCAATAGCTTTCTCCAAAAGTTGTGTTATATCATTGTTTTTCTTACGATTTGTGATACGTTTAAATTCATCAAACTTATCGATCAAAACAGAATATAGCTGCTTGTAATTCTTAAACTGTTTCCCTTCTCCTACTATATCCATAGAACCCATCGCTTCCAGTTTAATCAAAGTTGTAAGAGCACGTTTGTTGAATTTCGTATGCCTCCATGTTCCATCTTTATTTACAATTAAATCTCTGACGGAGGTATAAGGACGATAATCTTTAAGCTCTGTTGTAACTGTTTTACCAACATATTTCATTGATGAAAAACTTGGAACCAGTGTTTTTTTATTCTCTGTATCGATAATAAACTCATAATCTGACTTATTGATGTCTGCCTTAGAGATCTTATAACCCAACATCTTTGCTTCTTTAATTGCAACCATCTTGGGATCTTCCTTCCCAGCTGCTTTTCCTTTGTCGGATGTACAGTAATCAATATATGTTGCTACCCATTCATCTTGAAAGTAATGCTGAAGCCAAGCACACTGATAAGCCACGCACGCATAGCAAACACTGTGTGCTTTGTTGAAAGAATATCGAACATATTGCTCCATGTAATCAAAAATTTTATAAGCTTCTTCTTTTTTAATTTTAGAATGTTCATCGCACCCTTTGGCAAATTCTTCACGCAAACGATTGCGTTCCGCAGCTGATTTTTCTAGGTTTGATAGATCTCTTTTAGTAAATGCTTTACGAACGTCGTCTGTTTTATCAATTGGAACACCCGCTAGTTTGTTAAAAATAAGCTGGATTTGTTCTTGGTAAATCAAGACATAGTTTGTTTCGGCCAATACTTGTTCTAGTGCTGGGTGTGGTAATGAAGCTCTTGCTTCTTCAATATCAGTCCGGTTCCGCAACAGTAGTTTATCGACACCGGCATCTAATGGACCGGGACGAAATGTAGCGGTAATCATTGACAGATCTTCAATTGTCCTTGGCTTTAGCTCTGATGTGAATTTTTTCACATTATCTGCAATCCACTGGAATGTACCAACTTCGTTGCTGTTCCAGAAAATATTTTTATAAACAGCTAAATCATCAAGATTGTTATTATCTGGATGTACGTTCTCATAATACCATTTTGCAATTTCTGCAAACGGCACTGCGTTTTTACCTGTTTGTTTTTTAATGATTCGTTCAATACATTTTTCAAACATGCGTAGAGTGCCAAGTCCGAGAACATCATATTTCAAGACACCAAATGACTCAAGATGTCGATAGTTTTGGCCTTCTGGCCATGGAGTTTGGAACTTATTACCAAACTTAATAATTGGCATTTCGTCTTGATTGCCAGTATAAATACCTACGCCAGATGCATGAGTGCTTAATCCACGCACTTGCTTAAAAAGCACTTTGATAGAAGATTCCAAAACTGGATATTGTTCAATTAATCTGTTGAACGTTGGTGAATACTTCACTGCTTCCTCAAATGTCAGAACCCATGTACCGGCATCAAAATCTTCTTGTTTTCTAGCAGCTTCCCTAGCCTCTTTTTCTATTTCAAAGGTTGCTTTGTTGATCTCTTCAAACGGCAAGCTATACATACGTGATAGATCTTTGATAAGTGATTTAAGCTTAAGTTGGTTAAAGTTAGTCACAGGCACAACTGCACCGCTTCCAAAGTGGTCAGTGATAAGTTTAAGCGCTAATTCTCGATCAGCGTAGTCAAGATCAATATCAACAGCCCCAACTTTATGAATTGTAAGCATGCGCTCAAACAAAAGACCGTATTTAATTGGATCAATTTGAGTAATATTAAGAACATACAGCACAAGTGATCCTGCTGCTGAGCCACGCCCTGCACCAGTAATCATGTGATTTGTCACAACTTCTAGAATTTTAGCATAAGTTAAGAAATACTTTTGCATATTAAGATGTTTGATGACATTCAATTCATTCTTTAGTCTATCAATATATTTGTCATCATGATTCTTTTTACGGAATCGCATACCTTTGATGCAGCGATCAACAAGTTCTTTAAATACTAAATCATCTTCGCTTGCATCAGCGAATTTAGAACGTAAAATCTCAAGACGATCTTTGTCAATAAGCTTGGTCATGCTAGGATATTTTACGGTTGTATCGAATTTGACATCGCCAATCATTTGATGAGCAATATCATGAGTACGTTCGATAGCATCTTTCATCAATTCATCGTCATTATAAACTTCAGGATAAACTTCCTTACAATATCGGATATAAGAATCCCACATTTGATCTTGATTTTTTGGATATAGTTCACATTTAATATCACTGATAGATTGTGGAATCTTTGCGAGGTCAACCTCACCCTTTGTTTTTGTGGCCCATGCCATAGCTTTATAGATTTCACGTTCCTTCCAATGTGCAGGATCAGCATAATGTGAATCACATGTCATGACAAGTTTTGTATTTGTGCGCTTAGACGCTTCAATTAAATGATAATTTGAAAGATGCTGTTGTCCAAGACGATTTGCTTGTAGCTCAATAAAGTAATTCTCTTCTCCAAGAGCATCTTTGAATTGACCGATAACATCTGAAAGTTCTGACTGAATTAGTTCTTTATTTGTGTCATTGGGCATCCATAGCGTATGGTCTTTTTCAATTTGATGATCAAAAATAACACGACTCAAACGTCCCGCAATGCATGCTGAAATTGCAATAATATTGCCGTTAGAATATTTGCGAAGCATATCAAAGTCAATTCTTGGGTATTTATAAAACCCCTCAATGTTACTTTCCGTTACAATACGGAAAATAGATTTCAAACCAGCACTGTTTTTAGGCAGTAGTACAATATGGTTGCGCTGATAAAGAGGATTTGACCATTTGTTCGACTTTGATTCTTCTTCATTTTCAACGGAAGTTGTTTCTTCTTCGTCTGGCGCAGAAACTAAATCTTCGTTAATTGCCGCAAGATCTTCTTCTGTCTTGGACATATCATCACTGAAAGCATTAACTGCTTTTGACTTAGATTTAGCCTTTGCAATCTCAGATTTACGTTTTTCTAGCTTGTCAGCATCATATAGTTCACGCCATTTCGAAAGAGAATCGATGAAATAGCCTTCGATGCCAGGAAGACCCTTAAATTTCTTACCAGCTTTATTTACTTTCTGCTCATGCAACTTGAAAAATGAAACACCTTGCATGTTTCCATGGTCCGTCAGAGCCATGGAATCTGATCCATTTTTAATAGCCCAATCAATGTGTTTGTCTGGTAAGTCCAGTGCATCCCCCGGTGATCCAACGCATGAATGTCCATGAAGATTTGTAAAACGATTTGGTTTGATAATAAACGACATTGTTAGCCTGTTGTGTTAAGTGTTCTCTGACACTATAAAGCATTCAAAATAGTCTGTAAAGAACTATTTAATCCTATGATTAATTGGAAAAAGCCTGACTTGCAAGAAGAAATTGAAGAAATTGAGCGTGCAGCTGTTGATTTAGATATAGACGCATCTAAATTATTTGAAGATGCTAAAAAAGGAAAAATAATTGATTTATCCGATGATATTTGGAGTAAATTAGATAATACCGATTCGTGGGATATTAAATCAATCGAAGATGCAAGAGTGCTTGCCGATGAGTATGACAAAGACATTGAGAGCCTCATTAGAGGCTTTGAATCAGGCAAAGCGTCAATCCCTTGTCCAATCGTTCTTAAGCGACAGGAGGGTGGTTATTATTTGATTGCGGGCAATACTCGTCTTATGGTAGCAAGAGCATTTGGAATGATTCCTAGAATCTATCTCGTGGAAGATAACCAAGAAGAAGGGGAGCATATTCTTCAAGAAATTCTATTTGAAGCAATCGGCCAAAGTATTATCGTAGGCACTATTAAAAATAAAAACATTGTAAACCTGGATTATCACGGTAAAAATCCAGGAGGTTCTGGCATGAGAACAGTTGAACCGGTTTGTCTAGGGTATAATAAAAGAAATCGTTTGGTGCTTCGGGTATGGGATGAAGCTGGTGCCTCTCATACTGGTTTTACCGGAAAACAACCATTACCTGGATGGCGATTGTTACGTGTTGATAGAATAGTATCTTATAATCCTACAGAGGAGCAATTTACTCAAGCAAGACCAAAATACAATCCTAGTGGCGATAGAAGTATGGCAAGAGTGATTGTGAATGCTGATTTTAGCATGCCAGCAACGCCACCTGTATCTCCCGCACAACCTGTGTCTCCCGCACAGCCTTCGGAGCCCATCGAAGGAACAAGTCCGGTCAAGGAGTTAACTGAATCTAGAATTTATAAAGGATTATTTATTGATTAGCGGTGATTGGAGCTAGAATTTCTGAAGTCAAAACGCCAGAAGAATATAAATCAGCTATTTTTTTCATGACAGAAAAAGGTATTGATGAGCTTTCATTGTTTTCACGTGATAATTTAGCAATTGCTTCTTTGTTTTGTGTTTTTAAAGCTTCAGCTAAATTTTTAATAAATTCATTGGTTCTTCCGCCCAATGCAAAATTACGTAATGCAATGAATTCATAGCTCTGCGTGTCAATTAAACCGGATTTATTAATAACCTCAATACCAAGGCTAGGAGCTATATTTATTAGATACAGCGTAGTTGCTGCTTGATAGAATGGTGGTTTTTTAAATATTTCTGGATTTGTGTTGGTTGATGACAGTTTTTTAATATCTTCAATGGTTGCTGTATCTAAATTTTCAAAGTATGCATAATATGGATCAAAATCTGCCCAATAATCTTGTTTAGGATTATATGTTTGATGCGATATTTTCGCCATATCTAATACTTGTTCTATTGATAGATTTTCTTTAGTTATTCTATCAACAAAATCAGCAAGAACATCAATATTATTTAAAGTAAGAGAACCTTTGGCATCTGGATAGTATAGATATGGAAGTAATGGTAATGATATTTTGTCTATTATTTTCCTCATCATTACAGTATATTCATCATTTTCCATATAGTCGCTTTGTGAGAAAATGTCGTAAAAATCTCTTAAATGTTTTTTAAATGCTAATCCATCCATTCCTTCCGTAGATTTTAAGAATTCCTCGGATCGTTTTTCGGCTGTGATTAGTTTTTTGACAAATGGAGTAAGTACGTTTATTATTTCCTGCGGATAATATTCAATGAATTCTCCTAACGTTACTGCATTGTCTAAGGCATCAAAGAATTCGACATCTTTGCTATTTGGATATACCGCCACGGCTAGTTTATTGAATATTTTCTCCGTAGGTAATTTATCAATTATAAAATAGAATTCTATCCCACGATCTGCATATGATGTGTAATAATTCTCAGATTGTGTCGCAGATATGCACCATTTAGTTCCAAAACCATAATAGCATGAAGCTTCCATTGACTCTGGTTTAACAATGGTAAATCTATCGTTTTTGAAGATTAATTTTGAAGATTTTTTAGCTTGTTTTTTTAGTTCTGTTTTAGAATATTGAGGCAAATCCTCGACAGCATCCTCAAGATCTTCTAGTTTTTTGTATGATTCAATATCACTGTTTGTTATCCATCCAAGTTTTATTCCTTTGTCAAAGGCTAAAATAGATTTTTTTATTATTTCGACGGTATTTAATATAGCTCGTGGCTGCTGAGAGCTATAGAGATCATATTTTATTTTTAATTGCTTTGCGATCCAAAAAATATATTTCTGGTATTCTTGGCCAGAAAACATGTCGATATAATTGGCCATTTCTGGATATTTTGATTTTACATCATCAATACGAGCTTCTAATAATAAGGTTAACCTTGGGCCAATCCCTTTTGTACCTTGAGTTTTCTTTATGAAATATTGTTCTTTTACGAGAGATTTTATAATTTGTTTTAGGATGTGATGATTCATGAGATTAAATATATCTCATGTCAGTCTTCTGATTTCACTGAAGATATATCTTTACGAATAGCTTTAGTTTCCGTTTCCAGTTTTGTCTCTAGTTTTTTTATTTGATCTTTTAAATGACGCACTTCTTCAAGTATTGCTTTTAGGTACTCGTTTTGTTGTTTTTCGTTCTTGCTTGTAGACATTTTTATATACCTTTTTGTAAATGATTGTTAGATTTGATTTAGAAGCTGCTTGATAGCTTCCATTATCCCATTGAACCCTGACCATTTCGCTATTTATACTATCATAAGCAATCCTTCCACGAAAAGTCTTGGAACCTGACTTTTGCTCTACTCTTTGACCAATTAAAAATATTGGATATTTTGGAACCCATGTTGGATCACGCATATCGACTACACTTCCAGAAGTTTCAACTACAGATCCTGTTACAGATCCTGTTGTTAATAATTCTAATTGTGATAAACGCTGCCGTTCAAGTAATTCTTTACGCAAAGCAAAATCTGCCTCACGTGCTTCTTTTGTTCGCCGTAAAACTTCTTCTTTTGTTGGGCGACCAATTTTCTTTTTAGGCGCAGCATTTTCAGTTGTTTTATTTTTTGGAAGTTTTGAATTTACGCTCATATGAATATTATATACTCTAACGAAAGAAGAATCAAGCATTTATACAACTGCCCAAAAAGTTTAATATATGCGACATTAATATATATTAAATATAACCAATAAGCTATTGGGTTAAAAATGAGGATAACATGCAAATTACAGTAAAACAACTAAAACAATTAATTCGTGAAGCCGTAGAAGAAGCCTACAATGAAGGTGAAATGGAAGAAGAGACTGTAGAAGAATGTGGATATGGTATGTCCGCTGAAAAGGAAGATGGTGGTCCATTACGTCGTGACGTTATGGAACAAGATGAAAGATTTCTTGAAGAATATCTTGCTGAAGCAAAAAAAGCAAAAGAAGATAAAAAGCCAGCAAAAAAATTGCCAGCTTTTATTGTTAAAGCGCAAGAAAAAGCTGCTGCAAAGAAAAAAGCTGCTGCCGAAGCCGCAAAGAAAAAACCAGTAGCTAAAAAATAATTTTACTCATAACCAATTTGATTATTAAATAATCCACAATCACAACTATGCCAATCATTATGCCAAAAACAATCTTTGGCATGTTCTTCTTGTTTTACACGTGGAGAATTTAAGCTACGTGGACCATGATATTGGTTTTCCATAACAGTACCCACTTCATTCCATCTACCAAACATTTCATACCATTCTGGAAATGTTCTATCACCAGCTTTAAGCCGGATCATGTTTTCTTTAAATGTTTCGGCGCACTCTTTTAACTCTTCGATAAAGTCAAATACGGATATAATGATTGGTTTTTCTTCTTGACTCATTTTATTATTTCCTTTAAATCTAAAATATATAAATTATACATTGACTCTTCAACTAAAACTTTCCATACAGTATATTTTTTTATGTTGTGTCGATAAATTATTGGCTCAATAACCATTCCAATTTTACCTACTAATTTTTTAGTCCAAAGTGGTTGATCACCAGCATCAATAATCTCAACTAACAGTCCGGCCCTAATCATTCCTGATCTGTGGTTTCATTTTCAACAACTTCCATGGATTCTTCTACAGATTCCAATGCGGGCTGTTTTTCTCGATATTGGACTGCAAACCAACATCCAACACGGCAAACATTCCAACTTTCATATTTTATTTCTTGATTGTTCATTTTTTTCTCCTTGAAGTATTTTACGTTAAATTTTAGTAATGTCCGTTTCGGATAGATTCTATGTTGATAAATAATTTATGTTTGTCAACGGCACTTGTATGATGGCTATGCACAGTATCACAATCATCATCACATCGCTCAAAAATTTCAGATTCACACTCAATAATTTTATTGCATGAGCAGAAAACCCACACCCTCGTCCTGTGGGATGAATGCGATTCATTTTAATATAATTTGAACAAAAACATATTTTGCATAATAATTAAAAACGTCGGAGCAATTAATTTTTCCGATATCGTTCGGAACGAACGATTACGAGCATGGAGAGAATATAAAACCAACTGGCTTGCCAGCGGTAATTTTCGGTGAAGTGCTTAAAGTTCTAGAGACAAACTCTTTAGAAGCTCACAGGCTTGTCCTGTGAGTAGTTCACAGTAACAGAGGCCACAGAACATGTCAAATTGTTAATTTAAATTATTTTTTTAACGTTTTTAAAACTTCTTCTTTTACAATTGTTTTTAAATTGTATCTTTTAAATTTTTCTTCAACTTCTGGATGATCCGCAAGAAATTTCTCCATTTTCATTATCTCTTCTGGAGATAAATGCACTGGTTTTTCTTCGGGCAACTCTACTGGTTCTTCATCAGATAACTTTTGCGTGTATTGATTTTTTGGAAATATTTGCATATGGATCTCTTTCAATTTAAATAGTAAATTATTTTGATTCATCTTTTTCAGAAGATAGGAAATTATTACCTTTATCCGTAATATTGAAAATGGTTACATGTTTATGAGAGCCAGGGCGATGATTACCTTCATTGTCTAATTTGGTTTCATTTATCTCTTCAAACTCTGCAAGGTTATTATTACGAATATAATCAAGTAGATTATTTATTTGATCTGGTATGTTTGATATCAAACCATAATCTAACGCTTCACCTGTCTGATGAGCAGATATACCTTCTGGGTACTGATAAAGGATTTCTTTTGCTTTTTCAATAAGCCGTCCAGCTAAAGTTTTAGGCATGATTTTAAGCATTGTATTTGGGATAAGTTTTGTATTTTCTTCCCATACACTAGCTATTTTTGACGCTATCTCACCAGCTTTACTATTACAGCTTTTGCAATCTACTGCATATAGCTTGATAAGAAATTTGCTACCTTCTCTTTTCCAAATATCAAACATGGCAGAAATCTGCCTATCAGATAATCGCAAGCCACTTGTTATAACTGGTTGTTTGTATCCAAGCCTAAGTGCTGCTTTATCCATGATATCAGCGAATTTTTTCGCATCGTCGGATACATTCATGTCTGAGTCAACAGATTTATACTCGAAAAGAATATCGTATAGCTTGATTTTATTTTTTAAATGTGTCATGAAGTTAAATATTAACTTCTCAAGGATTTAGTAAAGATCCGCCTTTGGCAATCACCCAAGCGTCAATCATGTCTCCGTTGCTGGAATCGTAGACTTCTTGATTTTTCCTGGAGCCAGTTTTAGCAATGTGTTTTTTGTATGGAAATTCAGGGTGCAGAGCGATAACATAATCTTTAACTTGTTCTTTCTTCGGTCGTTTGTCGGCTTTATTATTTTTAAAGCCTACAGCTTTTCTTGCGCTTGATACATTAACATCAATGACTTGCGCTCCAAAAGCTTTATGGGATAAATATGATAATAAGACATTGAATTTTGCAAGAGTTATCAAAGTATCAGCAGAAGAAAATCCCGGCATGAACATTTTAGCGTTCGCCTCAACAAAGATTTTATCTATATTTCTACCATTTACTAACTTCTTTATTTCTTCTATACCTCTATCAGCTTTATCGAACATAGTTATGCAGCTAGTTGGGAATTTTATAGCATCTAGTAAAATTAAATTTAAATTTTTGTCTAAAATACATACACCAGTGCAGCTAGTCGATATATCAAGGCCACAATAATATGATTCCTTGTCATTTTCGCCAACGTCTTTTTCTTTGTTTTTCTTCATTTTTAAAATTCATTTCTTTTGTGTCTATAAGACAGATGCATTAATTTTTTTGTATACCAGAATGCTTAACCCAATCAGGAATGCTGTGATTGATTTTATCATCAATTAGAATATCAAAAGTTTCTTCTTCAGGATTATTTTTAATAATAAAACCAACACTGTCTTCTAGGAAATTATTATATTCTCTCTTCCTCCAGAAAAAAGCACCTCTGATTTTTTTCAATTGCACCAAACAACCGGGCTTGATCCATGAATTATCAGGCACACCAATCGTACCCGTGAGGTTTGCACCCCAAAGATTTGCGCCCGTGAGATTTGCATCCGTTAGATTTGCGCCATAAAGGTATGCGCCGACAAGTGATGCATATGCGAGGTCTGCGCCTGTGAGATCAGCACCCGTTAGGTTTGCATCACGTAGATCTGCACCAATGAGATCTGCAACTTCACCTTGCTTGCCATCAGTTTCAATCCAAAGCTTGTGCAAATCAATAATTTCTTTTATTTTAGATGCTTCCATAAATTATATTTTATAGAGTCTGCCATAAAAAGTCAAACTGTTTATGTTTTAACAGAAATTATTGATTCTTATTATTTTTTTCGGAACTTCCTTTTTTCTGCGTTGTCAAATTAATAGACAGATATTCAACTGTCAGATTCTGGAGTAACCATGGCAACACAAAAAAACAATAAAGTAGGCGAATCGGTTATTGAAATAAGTATTCTTTGGGGAACTTCAGTTCTTCAAGTGGCGCATATAAATCAAGATAAAAGTTTTTTGCTAACAAGCACCAAAACAACAAAAGATGATTCTCATTTTATTGTTGGTTCTGAAGTGCTCGGTCATCTAAATGAATTGCCAGTTGTTTATAATAGCAAACTAATGCTATTAGAGAATACAGAATTGAAAATAAATGATAAAAACTGTACTGTTAAAGATCTTATTGGTTCTGGACAAATAATCCCAGCAAATTTTATTGAAGATGCATATGAACTGGATATGCAACCATCAACAACTTACCATATGAAATTTGGCATTATTACAGTAATCGCCAAAAAAGTTGCGCCAGCAATGAAATTAGCACATATAAGAAAACATGATCCCGCAATCATTGGAGCAAGCATATGCTCCGCTGTTGCTGTTTTTGCTTCAGTCTTAACAATAAATGCACTTGCAAATGCAGATAGCAGCCTTTTAATGCAAGGCAATGAAGAAGATCGCTTGAATGATCTTCGTGCATTTATCCAGCGTCAACAAGACCGCCAAACAGAACAGCCTCAAACCGTTAGCGATAGCCAAGAATCAACACAATCCAGTTCTAGCCATTCTGGGCCTACTGGACAAATGGGAAATCGCCAGTCTACAGTTAGAAATGCTCGCCGTGCGATCCGAAATAACAATGAACTTCCTCATTTATCCCGTCTAGAAGCACGTGATGCGGTAGCCAGCAGAGGTATATTTGCGGCTCTAGGTAACTCAAGCGCTGCTTTTAATGGAGGTTCATCTGGTATCGTATCTCCGTTTGGAAGAATGACAGAATCTGGTTTGGAAAACCAAAATGCTAACGGAAACTTAAACGGAGATTCAATCGGTGATTCTTTTGGTTACAATGGACTGGGCCAAACTGGTACAGGTTGGGGCGCTAACGGATCAACCGATGGACTTATAGGACTTGGCAGATTAAGTACAAGAGGACGGGGCAATGGAGATGATCAAAGATATGGTACTGATCGTGGCTCAAGCCTTCATAATAGAGCAAATCATGGCCCAATAGTTCGAACAGCATCTCCAATCGTAGCAGGATTATTGTCTCCAGAATCAATAAGAAGAGTTGTTATTCGCAACCTTTCCCAAATCATTCACTGCCACGAACAAGGACTCGTTCAAGATCCTGCTTTAGAAGGTCGTGTTGTTGTTCGGTTTGTTATCGGTAACGAAGGAACAATATTGGGATCAAACATATCAGAAAGCAGCATTGCTGTTCCATCAGTTGCAGAATGTATTTCAAACGCTGTGAGACATTGGCAATTCCCTGCCCCAGAAGGCGGTGGAGTTGTAACTGTAAACTATCCATTCAACCTTCAACATCCAGAATAAACTAACATCAATATCAAGTATTGTTTTTTATTTCAAGTATTTTCTTGAAAGCTTCAACCACGGCATCTGTCCATATCTCATATGTCCAACCATTATTCTGTTCGGTTATCCATCTACGAGCAGCAGCGGCCTTTGCAACCACAACACGATTGGCAACCTTATCCTGACGTTTCACCTCAACAATAACCCTCTTACCAGATTTGTAGGTTATTATAAAATCAGGATAATAATCGTGATGTTTCCCGGCTGTAACATAAGGAATCTGAATACTCTCATATTCGTATGATATTACATCTGGATTGCTGTCGAGTGTTTTGGCGACTATCAATTCCCAGCCACTGCGATAACGAATAGGTATAGAGCATTTTGGTGAATGATGTATACCCGTCTTGTAATGACGTTTCCTTTTACGTCGCTTTATAGATTTCTTAATTGATGGCATTATTTTGAATATGAGAATCTCTTTTTTGAAAAATAATCTAGTTTTACCGTAAATTTAAGCTTATCTCCAGTTCTCTTTAAAACGGGCGAAGAAAGTTTTGTACGGGCCAGAACATTTAAATTTTCATCGTGGATATAAATGTCCGTAATATAAACATATCGTTTATCAAAATCATCTGTTGCATTGGAAGCACTTAATGTAGGACTCCAACCCGGATTTGATGATGATACAAGTTCCAGTGGATTTGCATAAAGATCCATTTTTTGTACATGGATATTACGCTCACCAGTAAAGCTGCATTCGAATCCATTTTTTCCGAAGAAATATAGACTTGGGTTGTTTATTAAAACTATTCCATTATCATAAAATATATTTCCTATGGAATTTCCAATAGCCAAAGATCCATCAGAATCCGCACGGTAAAGACTACCATAACCATCATCTTTTAACGTAATAGACATTTTACCTGAAGAATTTGAGAGATTATTATCGGTAATAACAAAAGTTCCTTGTTTTATTTTGTTACCATAAAACAAATTGCTAATATCGAACATTACAACTTGCAAAGAACCATTTTCCTGTGTGCGCTGAAGAATGGATGGTGTATTCTGATGATTTAAAACTCCAAGAGAGCTTGTGGAGTCAAAGCCAGATAAAGTGCTAATAATGCTACCGCTTGCTGCTGTATTTAACAATAGACTACCATTATTTGGTGGAACAAGATCATAGATCGAAGAAAGTGGATACATGTTTCTTAAACTAATAAGATTATATGCAAGATTTCCTCTGTCAGTTACAAATGAACTACTATCAAGTTCTCCAAGTAACTCAAAATAGTTTGGCGCAAAATATCCATTGTCATTAGGCAAAATTGTTAAAGATGCTTTCTTATTTGATCCAGTAGCATATAGGAATTCATTCGCCGTCAACTGCTGTTGTGTGTTTCGAATCACAGACCCAGTCAACTGAATTAATCTTGGATAATTCCCAGTAGAAAAATCACGAGTAAAATTTTCAAGATTTATATAATGTGCACCAGAGTCAAATGAAAGATCAACATTAAATGGCTGGTTTGTAGTTCCATTGATCGCAAGGAAAGGGCTAGCTAAAATACCACCAACTGATCCATTTAAATCAACGCTTCGGGTTGGAGATTCTTTGGTAAATAATGGTGGTAGATAAAACAAAAGATCAGAAGTTAAAGGAGCGCCTGTTGTTCTTCTTGACGATATTTCTTCTCTTGAAAGATATTTGTTATAAATTTTAAGTTCATGCACTTCAGCTTGCAAAGGATGATTTAATGAATAAACCGCTGGCTGATCCTGTGTGGTACTTGAATTCAATGAAACGCCAACAGGAATACCATATCGTTTTTTAGCTGCGGTAGAGAAAAAATATGAAGTTTCAGAAGTACTGGAATTATTGCCTTCATAATAATTTCCAACCACAAGAGTATTAGAAAATACACCTCCATTATCCTGTGGTGCAATTGAAGCAGAAGGTATATAAAATATACCAGATTCAGTCTCGTTAACCATAAAAGATCCAGAGCCAAAGTTGTAACTGTTGGTACCCCAACGTATGGTTACATGGTTCCATGTGTTTCTGTCAATGCAATTATCATTAGAAACAAACGTGAGGCCACTCAATGAGGAGACGTTTATGCTTGATGGAGAAACATCACAGCTATTGCTTAATTGAAGCAATAATCGGTATTTATCTGGTAAACCATTTGAGTCTCGACTAGAGCCGGTAATTAATGATAAAGCATAAGCGCTTGATAAATGTAATATTGTACCGGCTTTAAATACCGAGGCGGCAGAATCGGAGGTGTATCTTGGGTTAATCCAGAAATCAAATGAAAAAGCGCCAGATGGTATATAAGAAGCAGAAACAAGCTGGCCAACACCAGCAGAAGAAGCAGACGTTGGATATATTAATGCAGAAGCTGTTGGTAGGCCGCTAGCCGATAAAAAATTAAGTGAGTGATAGTTCGTATATGAAAAATCATAATTAGTACCAAATGAACTGTAATATGGCATCAGCACGTTTGTGGTAACGAACTTCTTTGTCATATTTAAATCAAGATTTATACCAGGAGTCGTTCTAATAATTTCTTGTTTCTGTACGTTCCTGAGACTCTGTGGCTGATTTCCAACTACTCCAAGATATTCCTGCATGTATCGCAATTTATCAGCACTATTTTGCGCTAATTTTGCTTTTTTTAATATTTCACCAACGTCATTGATTTGCGTGTATGCATTATCAGGAGCACCAGATTCAGCAGTCCAATTAATATAAAAATCCTTAATTGCATTTGATCTACGAGGATAAACATATGCCGACCCCGTAACACCCGTAATACTACTGGAGATAAATGTTGTTTTTGGTGCAGTTTGTATTGTGAATACTTCGATGTCACCAGACTCAAATGGTTGAATAGACATAAATACTTGATTTCATTCTCGGTTAAGGTTTACTCTAATGCTAAATAGAGCTCAAAACGGATTGTATATCATTATCCTTTAACATCGCATGTAATCTTGGCGCTATTATTGTTGCAACTAACTCTCCAATATGTGGTTCTTCTTTTAACTGCTTCCCGATTTCTTCAATCCCAGAATTATCTAATAATGTATGCATTATTTCATGCAGCAATGTTTCTTCACGCACATCTTTTGATGCATCGCCGTTAATAATAATCTTGCTTTTATAATAATCCGTAAACCCACAAACTTCATTTGAATCTCTGCCAGTAAATGATTCAATCTGAGCCCCAGACCATTTTTCGATAGAATATGTACGTGCGCCAACTTTAAGATTCATTTTTATATTCCTGTAATTCTTTCTTTAGATCATGTAGAGAAAAGAATATTTTGAGTAAATTCTCGTAGTTTTTTATCTCTTTTGTAGAATATATTTTATACTCATATCCTTTTTCATGGCAATAAAACAACGCAGCTTGCGCCTTTTTGTGAGTAGAATCATCAGCCAAAAATTGGCCTCCTTTTGTTTCAATTAAGCATTTTTTATCATCGTTATACGTAACCAAAAAATCTGGTATATACCTTTTATTTTCACTATAGTTTATAAAAAATGACTCATATTGATAAGAAACCACAGTAGTATCCTTATCCAAGCAAACCATCATTCTTTTCTCTAGAGATGATCTAAAGAGCATTGGTTTTATTGTTTTTGGACTATTGTGCCAGCCCTTGATATATCTTTTATGCTTGGTTGATTTAGAATTTAGAATTCTTTCCGTAGAAGCCTTGGAATATCTATCTAGCTGTTCCGGTGTACGCATATTTGAAGTTATTCCATAATTAGGATTATTTTCTCCTTTATTGCTTCTGGCTCCTGATGCAAATTGCTCTTTATGTTTTTTTGAAACTTTGTTAGCCATGATAGCAACTCGCTGATCAGTTTCCTTGGTTAAACCAGCAATCCAAGGTTTAACACCTTTTGTTGGTCCAGTTTTGCCAAAAAAATGATGATTTTCTCCGCTTTTGGCACAGGATCTTGTGCAAAATCGAGAGTTTTTCCACTTCGAAGAAGAAATTGTATATTCTTTTTTACATTTTTCACATATTTTTGCTGTTGGTGATTTAGTGCATTCTCTAGAACAATATATTTTGCCATTTTTAGATATAGCAGAAATTCTACGCTCAAACTGTTTGCAACATTTAATGCACGAAACAATGATAGAGGTTTTCTTTAATTCTCTAAGAATTTTACCATGGCATTTATGGCCACAATATGTTTGTTTTTTATGTGTTGGGATGTAACATTTTTTACAAATCGCACACTCTTTTTCGCAACGCCATACCTCTGCGATGTTAGCAAAATAACATTTTTGTGAACAATAAACTTTGTTTGGTTTGCGGTTTTGAAAATCTTTTTTGCAAAATTTACAAATATAAATATTCATTTTCCTATTGTCCAATCAATAGGAAGCGTTGTATGGAATATTAATTGTAGGTGGGTTGAGAAATTATTTTTTGAAAGATAGGCGTTTTTTAGAAAGATAATCCAACCGAACTTTTACGGTATATGATCTTTGAAAATTTTTCAAAATGGGGCGAGATGATTTTGCCACGGCTAACAAGTTGTTATCAGAGTCATAAAGACCGATACTGGTAATAAATGTGAAAGAACGTTGAATGTCTTCTTGACCTGCATCAATTACAACAATCCGCCCATCATCATCTGTATAAGTTGGGTTGCTTGAGTAGTTAAAACGATCAGCACCAAAATTGCAAAAATATACAGAGGAGTTGATGTTGGTTTGATTCTGGAAAGCCATTACAGTTGCATCAGATCCAGTAAACCGTGTGGAACAAACATGATCTAAAATATCATCCACGGATGCACTGTAAAATAGTGCATTTAATTTATTAACTGAACTGCTGAGTAAAGAGCCAAAGAATGGTTCAGTGGCAGTGCTTACGCTGTTAATGGTACCGGAAAGGCTTTGTGTTACGTTAAATATACGTGAAACATCAAGCACAACAATCCCTTGATCATGCCAAATAAGGCCAACTGAGGCAGTGGTAGAAGTATCTACTAAAGTGCCAACAGATCCACCAGGGAAGCTATAGTTTACATTAGTGGTAGATCCTAGATCTGTGAAGATTCTTTCGCTGGTACCAGAATGTGATAAATCACTGACAGCTGGGATGATGCCTGACCCTGATCCGAACATTCTAAGTGCATAAGTTTCACGTTTTAGTTGATCTCTGGAGAATAGGCGTTTAAATGAAAAGAAAAGTGCTTCTTTTATGGTTTGCCCACTGGAAGAGCCGGAAATAAAACTGAAAGCTTGACTATCATCTCCAAGCAGTTGCTGTGCAAAGGTGCGGTAATTATCAATTTTTTCTCTCATCATTAGTGAGGTTGATGGGAAATAGTATTGATCATTAACAGCATCATAAGAAGTTGTGGTTTTAGTCACAAGATCGGAAGTTGTGTGAAGACCAACTGTTATGTCGAATACAGGGTTTGCAGTTTGTAACGTAAAATCCTGATCAAATACTGTTTGAAATAATGAGGACGTAACTCCTGCCCCAGTCCCAGAACCAGTCACCCAGACTTGATATTTTCTGCGTGTAACGGATGAAGAGACATCATTTCCAATAACATCAATTAATTGTTCAAGAACATCGCTTTGTGTTCTTTTATCAGTCTGTGTATTAAAAAACTCAAAAGTAGCCATTATCTATATTCCTCTTTATTGATTCTTTGTAATCTGGGCAACGAAAGTTGTAACGGCTCCAGAGCTCATACCGGTCACTCTTAATACAGTGCGAATTATAGTTTTGTTGGTTGGCTGTCCGTAAATAGTGAATTGAGCATCAGTAATAGCTTTGGCATTTACGGCAAGGCTCACAGTTGATCCGCCTTGAGAAGATAATGTGCCATCTCTAGTGACTACATAAGATGCCATCCGATTGCGATCTATTACAGGAGTACTTCCGATTATTCTTATAAAACGATCATCGCAAACAACGATATATTGGTTGTCAACAAGTTCTTGTGGGATAGTTTCGCCACCCGTCAGACTTTGTTGAACAATTACGGTTTGTTTATTTGTTGCTCCGGTACCTAAATTTAATGTTGTTCCAGTTAAACCTTGAGTAGCTGTTAAAGACAATGTTGTCATCGTATAACGATTTGGGTCTGGTAATGATACCAACGGATGCACTAGAGCTAATTTATTATTAGTAATTGCTTCAAATACTGGTGTATTTTTTTCAATTTTTTCTTGTCCAACCGTGCGGCCATAGCGAACAATCATACCATAATCGACTTCATCATCACCAGCTGCAAATTTAATAATATTAAATGTGCCCTCTGCTAATTTCTTGCGCCCTAAATCTGTAAGAACTGCATCTATAATTACATTGTTTGAGTCTTGTTGGAGTAGCCCCATTGTCTAACCTGTTATACGACCAAACTAAAATATATAGCTGATCGTTCCTTTCTAAGTTTAATTAGTTGATTATCTTTTATCTGGTCAAAATTCATAATGTACCACTATCAATTATGTATAATGGCAATTTATATTTTTATTGATAAAAATAATAAAAATTATCTTTGATAGATAATTTGATCTATTAGTTTTTTATGGGCTTGGTGGAGATGGAGGGAGTTGTAATACTGGTGCTGTTACTTTTTCGCCAGATTGTATTTCTAGAACTTCTATTTTTTCATTACTTGCTGCAATTGCATGTTTTGTTCCATTGGTAAAAGTAGCATTAATTCCAGGAAGAACTTTTTTCTTCATCGCACCAGAAGTATAATCGCCGCTACCTTTGAAGAAAAGCCATTGTTTGACTGCAAATTCCTGTGATTGTAGTGCTTCAGTGGCTTGACCGGGGTTCACCCAGATATAGGTAACTTTAACAAAAGGGGTATCCCACAAAACTTGTTTACCACCCCAAGTTTCTTTTGTCTTTCCTCTGCTAAAAACTTTCTTAATCCATTTAATCATTGTTTTATCCTTTTATTTTTGCTTTTACTTTTGCTTTTTTTGCTCTTGCTTCAAGGTCAGCTGCAACTTTACTGGTATTTTTTTGTTTTACCGGCACTTCTTGAATAACTTCTTCCACTACTTCATCGTCATTATCATCATCCGAACAATCATGTTCTTCATCAGCGGCATGACTACAACATTTCATCATTGCTTTCTTGAGATGCAAGACAGTAAGATCAATTGCTTCCTTGACATCATCAAGATTATTAAGCATGTCCTTTGGCATTTGTCCCGTTTTTTCTATCTCCGCAATCATATCATGCATATCTCCAAATAAAGATTTAAGACCTCCAACATAGAGTCTAGCTTTTAATTGAGCGGTTATTTCTTTTTCTTTTTCTTTCATGGCTTGCTCCTTTAATTATATTTAATTAGTCTAACGACGATAACCAAACCGGACTTTTGACTGAAACTCCATAAAATTTCTTGCGCCAACATACGAAAATGAACTACGAAGAGCCCCAGCAATTTCATTTACAATGATTTTTGCAGAAGGTTTCTCAGCTGTAGTAGTAGTGCGACCCTCTGCCGTTGGCATATTATCTTCTGATCTAATATTATTCATCACATCTCGACTTGCCATGCCACGATAAATATGTTTATATGTTCCTGTCACTGGATCATATTGACGAGAGCGCTCAGGAGTCTCAGGAGAGCCCGCAAAAAAGAATCCCGACATAACCGCCGTCGCCCCGGCTCCAATTGCCTTAGCAATGTCTCCATAAGCTCTAAGGCCACCATCTGCAATGATTGGTTTGTCTGTGACTTCTGCACATTCTTGCACGGTAGTAAACATTGGGGTATTAACCCCTGTAACATTTTTGGTTAAACATACTGCTCCTGGACCAATACCAACTTTCATGCAGTCAACTCCCCATAAATCTAGTTCACGAACTGCTTCTTGCGTGCCAACATTACCGGCCATAATAAAAATATCACGACCAAATTCTTTACGTAACCACTTAACTGTGTCCATCATCATTTTGCTGTGGCCATGAGCAATATCAACAACAAAAAACCTAGCGCCATGGACATGTAGAGCCGTTGCCCTTTCTTGCCAATCACGATTGACACCAATCGAAACAAAGCATTTTCGTTCTTTTTGGAATTCTGCGATGTTATCTACAATCGGCATAAAACGATGCAATGCACCAATGGCACCAGCCTCTGCTAGCGTTTTTGTCATCATACCTTCGGTTACGGTATCCATGTTCGATGAAATAACTGGCACATTTAATTCCATACTGTGCATGGAATCTTTGCTTGATAAAGTAACTTTTGTTGAAACTTCATTTCTGCTAAGAATATCAGAATAGCGTGCATGAATAAAAACATCATCATATTCATAAGAAACTTTTGTCATAATTTTTCCTTTGTTTTTACATTAGCAGAAGTTTATAAACTAGTCTAGTTATTAATATCATGAAGTTAACAAAAGAAAACATAGCAGCAATCGAAAAATTTGCAAAACATTGCATAAAAGAACTCGGATTAAAAGGGAAAATAAAAATAACCCTATCCAAAAAACAAACCGGTATGCCAACAGCAGGATACTTTAATCCACAAGACTGTACCATTTTTGTGGCCGTTCGTAATCGTGCAATGGCTGATATCATGAGAACATTATCTCATGAACTCACTCACTGTAAGCAACAACAAGATGGTGTAGAATTTCCAAATGATGATGAAGGATTACAGCCATTGGAGGATGAAGCAAATACTAGTAGCGGTAGACTTGTCCGCTTTTATGGAAGAAAAAATCGGGATATTTATTCTGATTTAATCAGCGAAGGGTTTCAGAGAATTATTTTTAGACAATGAAATATATTTTTTAAAATCGTTTTCCCATATGCTAATAACATTATAATTATTTAATATTAATTCTCGTTCTTTTGTTAATGTTTTTTGATACAGTTCTCCAAAAGTACAATGGTTTCTATGATTCCATGCATTTCCATCAAATTTTGCTGGATTGCCGTGCCAATAATCTCCATTAAACTCATATACCGTATTCGTTTCGGGGTTATAGGCATCAACTTCATATCTTTTACCAGAGTTCATCAATAAGGTTTTTTGTCTACAGTCTTTTGGAATTTTCAAACTATCAAGCCATGCAGTTTCTGGTTTTGATACTCTAAACTTACACTTTGGACATTTTTTTCCTTTGAAATGATTTGAAGGAATAACGTGAAATTCTCCATGCTTTTTGCAAACTACTATAATTTTAGTTTTCGAATCAATATATTCTGCCAAGGTATAATCATACTCATTTCCGTGGACATCATTAGCCTTTTGGATAAATTGGTTTGTTGTCAATCGTATATTACCTGCACAAGTTGGACAACCTTGCTGTAAAATTTTGTGCATATGGTTTGAAGGGGTTTGCCAAAAAGAACCATGAATAAAGCAAATTATTTCTGTTTTTTCTGTGGTTTTTGTATAGATAGCCTTTGAATAATCATATTGATTCCCATGAATCTCTTTTGATTTGTTTATAAAATCTGCATGTGTTAATCTTTGGCTTTCTTTCATCCGATCTCTGCCACATAAGTTACATCCACGATTTCGAATATGATCTTTTGCCTTTTGTTGAAATGGGCCGTGTGTTTTACATGTAATCGTCAGTTTTGTTTCCCCTAAAAAACTTGACTCTATTATTTTGGAATAATCATATTTTCCATCATGTATCACGTTAGATTTTTCGATGAAGGATTCAAGCGTCCAACGACGATTACATATCGGGCATCCATTTCCTTTAAAATGCTCATCTGAGCGTTGCCAAAAAGAGCCATGTATTTTACATATTATTTCTATCGGAATGGATGAAAAGCTGTATACAGATTTACTGTAATCAAATTTATCGCCATATATTGATTTAGCTTTTGCAATAAACCATTCGGTTGTTTTTTGTTTTTGTCCCATGAAAATAAGTATATAGAAGCAAACTTTGTTGTCGGAATTTTTGTTCGATTTTACGGTAGAAAAAAATTGATATCGTTGTTTTTATTTATTAAAAACAACGATATATTTAATATAAATAATATGAAAAATAATCTAAGATCTGATCTAAAAACTATAATAAAATTTTCAATAAAAGAAAGCCGCTTAGACCCTACGGCACCTGTGATAGATTTGAAGAATCCAAATAAATGTAAAAATTGTGGGACAGTTTTAAAACCGGGTGCAAATTTCTGTCATGTTTGTAGAACAAAAGTATCAGAAGAGCAGAAAGCGGAGATAGCAAAAGCACTAGCAGCACCAGCGGCACCAGCACCAGCAGCAGCAGCACCAGCACCAGCAGCACCAGCAGCTGCTAAAACGGTTTCATCAGACACTGGTATCGAATCTGCGGCAAAACAAAAAATAAAAGATTATGTTAAAGGCTTGGTGGCAAGAGGACAAGAACCAGAGGATGCAGAGATTGAAAAACTAGAAAATCAACAAGAAGAAGCGGCAGTGCAGAGAATATTAAATCAGTATAAATACGAAGGAGAATTTAGAAATTTTGCTGAAAAGGTGATGAGAAAAGCTATAAAAAGCGATGATCCTAATTTCCATGTTCTTCTTCAGCCAGATTTTATATTAATTGGACCTAAAGGAGTCTTGTATGCAAAAGAGGAGGGGGCAAGGAAAATAACAAAAAATGGATTTACACCTGCTTTGGGCGCAGAAATTCTAGGCGGAAAATCTAATGTTACTCAAACCAACCCTCAACAATCCCCTATCAGTAAAAACGCTTCAGGAAAAAATGCTCAGCCAAATGCAGCGGCCACTGCGCCAGAAATTAATTTTAATGACATGGCATCAGCAGCGAAGAAGATTTTAACAGGATATGATATTTCTACAAGTCTGAAACGTAGAATGTCTCAGAGTAAATTGAATCAATATATTAAAGATGAAGAATTGACTGATGCGGAACTAGATGACACATCTGGTATTAAGAATTTCAGGACCAAAGCTAAAGCAATTAAAATATTAGAACAATATATTAAAAAAATATCATTTAATAAATACTAGCAGTGGAAAACTAGTGAGGTTTTACGGCAGGAAAATCGTGATATTTATTCTGATCTGATAAGCGAAGGTCTACAGAGACTTCTCTATAGGAAATGAGCTAGGTTTTAGTAAAATCACTTTCCCAAACACTAATCACATTATAACCATTTTCAAGTAGCTCTTTTAGTTTTATTTTAGTTTGTTTAAATAAAATACCAAAACTTTCCCCAGTTTTTTCATTGATAGCTTCTGGTTTATATTTTTGTGGATTTCCATGCCAGTAGTCACCATTGAACTCGTATACTGTGTTGGTTGAAGCAACATATGCATCGACATGATATCGTTTTCCAGATGCCATTATTAACGTTTTTTGCCTATGCTCTTTTGCAATACCAAGTTGGTCTAACCACTGTGTTTCTTTTTTTGAAACTCGGCCTCTGCAATTATTGCAGCCTCCTCCAATCCAATGATGATCAGGTACTTGTTTAAACACGCCGTGCTTATGGCAAATAATTTTTACTTTTTGATCTGCCCGATAATAATCAACCAAAGAGTAATCATACAAATTACCATGGATTTCACGAGATCTCTCTATAAAAATCTCATTAGACAAACGATTTGAATCATAGATACATTTCTTACAGTTGCTAGCCCTGTCTTCTCTAATATGCTCAATTGCCGTTACTTCAAACTTGCCATGGTTGCGACAGATTATTGTCACTTTGGCTCTTGCCGAGATATAACTTGCATCAGAATAATCATACAAATCTCCATGTATTGATTTTGCCCTTTGAATATATTCCTCAGTTGTCATGGGCTTATTACCACTGCAAACTCTGCATCCACCATTTCCAGTAAAGTGGGCGTATGGATATAGTTTGAACGGACCATGCTCTCTACATGTTATTTCTATTTTAGTGCGAAGAGTAATGTAAACCGTTTTAGAATAATCAAATCGATCTCCGTAGAGATCTTTGGCTCTAGCCACAAATTCTTCCGTTGTTCCTTTTGTTCCATCTCTCCCACATTTCTGACATCCTTTGCCACTCAAATGTGAACTGGCAACAATATTGAACGAACCATGTTGGTTGCAAATTAATTCAACAGGCTCCATTGAGTGAACATATATAGCTTTGGAGTAGTCATATTTTTCACCATGTTTTTTTATGGCTCTTTCGATATATTTTTCAGTGGTTAATCTTTTACCGTGCGGCATAGTCGAATGCTAGAGATTTTTTTGAATCATTTTCCAAAATCTTTTTGGTCCCTCTAAGTGGTATTGTTCAATTTCCTCGGTATTTTTAGTATATTCTGGCTCAAACTGCGGCAAAACATTGTCATTTATGATTGGAATGCCGTCTAAAAGCTTACATTCCCATAGAGTACGGCTTCCTACGTCAATATCTCGTGGAAAAAAGACCATTCCTTTGCTTTTTGCAAGCTCTTCAAGGAATTGCTCATTAGATACACCGCTAATAAGAAATGCATTTAATCCATTATCTTTACAGTATTTTACTGCATCTTCTGTGCCCTTGATCCAACTTTTTGAGTCGAGAATAAGCCAGCGGTCCTGAACTTCTATTTCTCCCCGTTCTTTGCGTTGTCTTACCTTGCGAATATTTAAGATAGTCTCTGGATAAAAGGTACTACTTTGAACGAAATCCGTGGTTTTTCCTTTGAATTGAGCGTATAAGTCATAGAATTTATCTCGTTGGCCTCCACTGCACCAGAACAGGGTCTTGGCGTGTGTCATCCAATTGGCCATAAAAAGGCCATGGGGTTTGTTGTGGCAATCACATTGACCGGCTGATAATTCATGTTTTTTTGTTGAACGGAATACGCATGGTTTGAAATCATATTCGAAAAAATAATACTTTATATTAAGGTCTATAAATAGTTGGAGGAGATGTGGTGCGGTCATTGTTTGATTGCCGAAGATCCAGATTTTATTTTTATTTTTACGGATCATAGTTTCGGTAATGGAATGTGCATGAAGTTCAAAAAGCTTATGTGGGCAAGCTTTAATGATTGCGTCAGAGGTTAGCTCTGCTCCTCCGGTTAGTTCTTTGGCGAAAAAGTCCTGAACGAATATTACTTCGGTCGATGCTGGGATATAAAACTCTTTTGGTAAATTTGTAAACATATAATGTGCTCTCTATCTGATTATTATAGATTTCTTAATAATTAATTTACATGAATAAAAAATTTATTGACTTATTAAAATCCATTATAGCTGAGCAGATTTCAGAGGCTCTTCCTGCTACCTCTAGCGTTGCGAGAAGGATGACAGCACAAAAATAAGCGGCACCAGACTCTATTGGTGCAGATCCTTATAAGAAAAAAAGCCCATCAGGGAAAGTCATTACCAATTTATTGCATGAGCAGAAAACCCACAGGCTCGTCCTGTGGGATGAATGCGATTCATATAGAAAAATAAATTTACACCATACTTAATATTAGGTATAAAGTAAATGGTTCTGCAAAACAA